TAACTGAGGCTTTGGAATACTACAACTCACTTTCAAATCAGTTAATTTCTAAAGCAACACCAATTATGATCAATTCAGGAACAAAAGTTCCTCAGTTGGCATCTTGTGTTCTTCACTATAACAATTCGGATTCAAGACAAGGATTGTTGGACACTTTAAATGATATATCAACTTTTTCATCAGATGCTGCAGGTATTGGTTTATCAATGTCTAACATTAGAAGTAAAGAAAGTCGAATCACAACTTCAGGTGGTTATGCTGGAGGTCTTTTAAAATATTTGAAAATTGTTAATGAGTCTCTTAGATTCTTTAATCAACAAGGAAGAAGACCGGGAAGTGCCGCAATTTATTTAGAACCATGGCATAAAGATATTATTGATCTTCTTGAAATAAAAAAGAATACAGGTGCTGAAGAACTTAGAGCTCGTGATTTATTTACCGCAGTTTGGATACCTGATAACTTCATGAGAGCGGTTAAAAACAATTCAGATTGGTATTTGTTTTGTCCAAATGATATAGTAAAAGCAGGACTAAAACCACTACAAGAATGTTATGGTGATGAATATGAAACAAACTATAATAAAGCTGTTAGTTTAGGTCTTGGAAAGAAAATCAAAGCACAAGATATATGGACAAAAATCATTGAGTCTCAAGTTGAAACTGGTGTTCCGTATTTATGTTCTAAAGATAGTGCTAATAGAAAGTCAAACCATCAAAATATTGGTGTAATTAAACAATCTAACTTGTGTAATGAGATTTACCAATATACAGATGAAAAGACCACAGCGATTTGCACTTTGTCATCTATGGTTTTGAAAAACTTTGTTGTTAATAATAAATTTGATTTTGAATTATTATTTTCTGAAGTTAGAAAAGTTGTTCGTTCATTAAATAAAGTTATAGAAATAAACAACTATTCTACTGAGAAAGGAAGAAAAGGTGGATTAGAACAAAGAGCAATTGCAATTGGAACACAAGGATTAGCTGATGTGTTTTATCTTATGGATTATATCTTCACGTCTGAAGAAGCACGAAAGTTAAATAAAGACATTTTTGAAACCATTTATTACGCAGCCATTTATGAAAGTAATCAGTTATGTATGAATGGTAATTATGAACCATATACTTTCTTTGAAGGATCACCGATGTCAAAAGGAGAATTCCAATTTGATATGTGGGGATTGAATGAGTCACAACTTTCAGGAATGTGGGATTGGAACAAGTTAAAAAATAGCGTGTCTCAGTATGGTGTTTGTAATTCATTATTCACAGCACAAATGCCCGTGGCATCTTCAGCCAAAATCACAGGTTCATTTGAAATGACAGAACCAGCTCACTCAGCGTTATTTAACCGACGAGTAGTTGGAGGTGAAATTTTAATTGTGAATAAATATCTAATTAATGACTTTGAAAAAATTGGAATCTGGTCAGAAGACTTGAAAAATGAAATTATTTTCAACGAGGGATCAATTCAAAATATCAATTTTAATAATTATTTAGATCCTGAAGACAAAAACTATAATAAGAAAGTTAAACGAATTGAGCATTTAATTCCTAAGTATAAAACTATTTGGGAAATCTCACAAAGAGAATTAATTGATATGGCATCCGAAAGAGCACCATTTATTGATCAATCACAGTCGATGAATATCTATATGGCAAATCCAACTTTATCAAAGATTACCTCATCACATTTCCATTCTTGGGAAAAAGGTTTGAAGACTCTTTGTTATTATGTTAGGACTAAAGCGATATCAACAGGGGCAAAACACTTGGCGATGGATATATCAAAAAAAGAAAAACCAAGAGTAACTCCTGAACCACCGAAAGTTGACTATTCTCACTTAAACTTACCACCAAAACCAAACAATTCTGATTTTGAATGTTTTGGGTGTTCTTCATAGAACAAAAACAAATATCCAATGTGTTATCCCGAGCTAGGTCGGGATTTTTTATTTATTAGTTTTTTTACATATCTAAACTATTTATTTGTATGTCAAACATTATTCAAGAAGAAATTCAAAAGATTAGAAAAATGATGCTCTTGGAAGAACTAGTCCAAGAAGATGGTGCAAAAAAATTAAAACAAACTTTAGACATTCTACAAAAAAAAGACAAAGTTTTATTGTTGAGTTGCTCAAATAGATTTAATTGGGATCCTAAAAAGATAGATGTTCCAAAATCAAAGATACTTGCAATGTATTTGAATGAAGAACTTGGTGACAAATCAGTTTTTATGGATGTGTCAGAACTTAAGATTTTTCCTTGTGAAGGAAATGTTTCAAGGGAAGAAGGAAATAGTTGTGGTATTTTAAAATCATTACTTAAAGATGATAAAAAAAACCCTTCAGGACATCATAGGTGTTGGGCAAGTTTAAATAATAAAACAGATGAATTATGGAAAGTCAGTAAAGAATTATTTGAATCAGACGCTGTGGTATTCTTTAGTTCGGTTAGATGGGGACAGGCCAATATGTTTTATCAAAATCTAATAGAACGTTTAACTTGGATTGAAAATAGATACAGGACTTTAGGTGAAAAAAATATAGTTGAAGGTATTGAAACAGGTTTTATTTGTGTTGGTCAAAATTGGAATGGTGAAAATGTTACAGAAATTCAAAAAGAGGTCCACAAATTCTATGGATTTAGTCCTAATAAAGAACTATATTGGAATTGGCAATATACAACTGATGATGATGACGAAAGTAAATCTTCTTACAAAAAATCCCACAAAAAATTCATTGATGATATGGGGTTATGAAATAGGATATTATAAATATAAATCAACAACAACACCGATTATAGAATGTTTGAGTTGTTATCCTATAACCGAATCTATTAACGAATACATACTTAATCAAAAATTTGTTGAGTTTGAATACGAATCTAATGATATAAAGACTATTGATGGTAAAATTGTCGCATTAATTTAATTGCAGGATTTTTACTTAAAAAAAACCTAACTTATATTTATATGTGATATGGCAAATGGTATAACTTATGGTATTTCTTTTCCTTTTGTAGATTCTTTTACGGGAAGATATTTAGACGTTACTAATTCAACTGAGGGTGAAATAAGGTCAAGCTTAGTTCATTTAATTTTAACAAGAAAAGGATCAAGATATTTTTTACCCGATTTTGGAACAAGACTTTATGAATTTATTTTTGAACCACTAGACGGACCAACTTTTTCTGATATAGAGGCTGAGATCAAAAGTAGTGTTGGAACATACATGCCAAATTTACAAATCACTAACATATCCGTTGAACCAGGTTCTGCTGGTTTAGAAGACAAAGGTTATACGGTAAATAAAAATGGTGAAAGAGAGTTTCGTGTTACAAACATTGGAACATTAGAACACACAGCAAAAATCAAAATAGATTATAGAATAACAGATTCGGCTTTTGAATCGAGTGATTTTATTATTATCAATATTTAATATTATATGGCAGAAAAAAAGATTTCATATACAGTAAGGGACTTTCAAGGAGTTAGAACCGAGTTAATTAATTTTACAAGAACTTATTATCCTGATTTAGTTCAAAACTTTAACGATGCGGGTATTTTCTCGGTAATGTTAGATATGAATGCTGCGGTAACAGATAATTTAAATTATCAAATTGATAGGAGTATTCAAGAAACCGTATTACAATTTGCACAACAAAAAAATTCAGTATATAATATTGCTAGAACATATGGTCTTAAAGTTCCCGGACAAAGACCATCGGTTGCGTTGATTGACTTTTCAATTACGGTTCCTGCTTTTGGTGATAGAGAAGATTTAAGATATTGTGGTATTCTACGAAGAGGATCACAAGTTAATGGTGGTGGACAACCATTTGAAACCGTTTATGATATTGATTTCGCATCACCAATAAACGCTGAAGGATCACCAAATAGAGTTAAAATACCTAACTTCGATTCAAGTGGTAAGTTATTGAATTATACAATCGTTAAAAGAGAAGTTGTTGTTAATGGTATTACAAAAGTATATAAAAGAGTTATTACACCAAATGATTCTAAACCATATTTAGAATTATTTTTACCTGAAAAAAATGTTTTAGGAATCACAAGTGTTTTATTAAAACCGGGAACACAATATTCTACAATACCTAATCCACAAGACTTTTTAATATTAGGTCAAGAAAGATGGTTTGAGGTTGACGCATTGGTTCAAGATAGAGTGTTTGTTGAAGACCCAACTAAAACATCTGATCAACCGGGAATTAAGGTTGGAACATACATCACAACAACAAACAAGTTTATTTCTGAATATACACCTGAAGGTTTCTGTAAAATGACTTTTGGTGGTGGAAATATATCTGCTGATGAACAATTAAGACAATTTGCTATTGATGGAAAAGGTTTCGATCTTAGTAGATATACTAACAATTACGCAATGGGAGCGGCTCTTCCACCAAATACAACACTATTTGTTCAGTATAGAATTGGTGGTGGTTTGTCAAGTAATTTGGGTATTAACACAATTAACCAAGTTGGAACTGTGTCATTTGCCGTTAATGGACCATCTGATAGTGTAAACCGAAGTGTAATCAATAGTTTACAATGTAATAACGTAACTGCAGCAATTGGAGGAGCAAACCCACCAACAACCGAAGATGTTAGAAACATGGTTTCATTTAACTTCGCGGCACAAAAAAGAGCGGTAACCGTAAACGATTACGATTCTATTATTAGAACAATGCCATCTCAGTTTGGGGCTCCTGCTAAAGTCGCAATCACTGAAGAAAATAATAAAATTAGAATTAAAATGTTGTCTTATGATACGACAGGAACATTAACAAATGTTGTGTCTAATACTTTAAAACAAAATGTTGCAAATTATCTATCTAACTATAGAATGATAAATGATTACATATCAATTGAATCTGCAGATATTATTGACTTGGCAGTTACGGTAGATGTTGTGTTAGATAATAGTCAAAATCAAGGAGCAATAATTTCTAAAACAATTCAAATAGTTGGAGACTTCTTTAATCCTTTAGTTAGACAATTAGGACAAAATGTTAATATCTCTGAACTTAGAAGATTGATACAAGCCGAAAATGGTATTGTTAGTATATCTGACATTTCATTCTTCAATCAAGTCGGAGGTCAATATTCATCAGCACAAACATCAATGCCATATTCAGATCCTGCAACAAGACAAATCCAACCAACGGCAGATACTTTGTTCGCAACACCAACACAAATATACCAAGTAAGGTATCCAAACAAAGATATTAATATTAGAGTTTTGAACTTAAAATCAGTCAATTTCTCTTAGGGATTTATTTTTTTCAAAATAGAATTATTTTTATCAAAATAGGAAATAAACTATTTATGAAAAAACTGATTTTTTAATGCCAAAATCGTATAGAATAAGAACCGAAGTCGGTCAAGACAAATATATAAATGTAAATTTAGAACAAGATTGGGAATCTTTAGAGATACTATCTTTAAAGATATTGGCCAACGATCTTTATACTAGATTTTGTGCAGACTACGGTGTTGTAGTCGGTCGAGTTTTTGTAAACAATGGATTTGGTCTTCCAAATGCCAAAGTTTCCGTCTTCATACCATTGGAAGAAGCGGACGAATTAAACCCTGTAATTTCTGAACTATATCCGTATAAGAGTATAACAGATACTAACGAAGAAGGGTATAGATATAACTTATTACCTAAATTACCATCTTATAACGGACATACATCAACAGGTTCATTTCCGAACAAAGGAGATGTTCTAATGGATAATTCGTATATAGAGGTATATGATAAGTATTATCGTTTTACTGTAACAACAAATGAAAGTGGTGACTTTATGATCTTTGGTGTTCCTGTTGGAACTCAAACAATCGTAATGGATGTTGACTTATCTGACATTGGTTGTTTTTCTTTGGCACCACAAGATTTAATACAACAAGGTTTAGCAACTGAAACTCAAGTTAATGGTGCTAGATTTAAATCATCCACAAACCTTAGAGAATTACCACAAATTAAAAATTTGGTATTTGATGTTGATGTTCGTCCTTTTTGGGGTGACGCTGAGTTATGTCAAGTTGGTATTACAAGAGTTGATTTTGATTTAACTAAACAAGCGAATATCAACATACAACCCACCGCAATATTCATGGGATCAATCATATCAACAACAGATGATGATGCATTGAAGGTGAGTTGTAAACCAAAAAATAATACAGGAAATCTTTGTGAATTAGTTGCAGGACCTGGTGAAATACAAGCAATTAGACAAACTATATTTTCAGATGTTAACGGATTACCTATATTAGAAAGATATGAAATAGAAGAAGGAGGAAAGGTTATTGATGATAACGGGACTTATTTGTTGAATGTCCCTATGAATTTGGATTATGTGTTCACCAATGAATTCGGCCAACAAGTCATATCAAATGATCCGACAAAAGGTATACCCACAAAAGGAAAATACAGATTCAAGTTTAAATGGCAAAACGAACAAGGACTACAAGGAAGTTTTCTTAGGGCAGACTTTCTAGTTCCAAATGTTAAAGAATATGGATGGATCAATTCAAATACAGACCCTTTCGATCCGAATAATGCAGGAACATATAACTATACACTAGCGGCGGGACAGATTTCAGGTTTTACGGCCGTTATTTCACAGAATGTTGGTTTCGCGAGTCCACAAACAACAAACGTAGAATCGTATCAAATATTAATTAATGGTCAAGTTTATTTAGGAAGTATTGAATCAATACAACTTAATGTAGGAGATCAGTTTCAGATTATCGCCACACCAGTTAATCCATCATCACCTCAATCAATTTCATTTACATCATATCCTCAAGATTTATTTGATGTGTATAAATCGTATGCGTTTAGCACCGATTGGGATGATTATGCTAATACTCAAGATGCGATAGATTGTGAAGACACCTTTTATGAATTCAAATATAATAAAGTTTATACAACTGCAATGTTTTTGGATCGATATAAAAATGGAATTGGTAGGGCAAAACATTTGGGTATTAAAGAAATTGATAATAGAAGTTGTAAATCAACGGTTAATACGTTTCCTGTAAATGATATTATAAAAAACTTCGACCCGATATTTTTTGTCTTCAACATATTAATTAATATATTAACGTTTCCAATATTAGTTTTATTATTTGTTGCCCATTTTATTTCTTTTATTTGGCCAATATTAAAATATGTTTTAATTATATTGGGTATAGTTTTGACTCGTGATGCGTTTTATAGCACCCAAGAAGTTATTTCAAATTCATCAGACATAATTGAAACTCAATTGAGTGCAATAAGTGTTAGTTTGGCAGGTCCTGTAGTCGATACGGGTGCAATATTGAAAGCCGTTAGACTTCTTTTAGAACAATTTCTGTTAATTGCCAAGGCGGCATTTTCGATTGCTTTAGCGGCAACATTTACCGCTTTTGCAATTTTTGCGGCGGTTAAAATCAAAGGATTCCCAAGAATTGGTTTACCTATGATTTCTTATCCTGATTGTACCAGTTGTGATTGTGATTGTAAAAATGCAGACATGAGTGATGACTTCGACACCAACTCAGTTCAAAATGAGATTGATGAAGCGGCACAAAACAGCACTTCAGGAGGATCACAACAACTATCAACACCAAACACACTAATAGCACCTGTAAATTATTCTGCATCATATAATATTGAACATCCTAATTTTACTGTTGATGCGAATGACAATGAACCATTCGCACCTTGTAAATCTTTAGTTACACTTGTTCAAGACGATGAGGTAACTGTTGATGTGGTTGCTAGAGCGACATTAGATTTTACACGTATCGCTTCGGGTTATGACGCTATTAGTTCTACAAGTCCAAATGAATATATTTCACCGATAAGTTACTTGTTAAAGGCTCCTCAACCATTTTTATTTACCGCAAAACAAAACAGTGGGAAAGACGAAAGATATTTTGGTTACCCAACATCTGTAACTTTTTCTCAAAAACTTAATGAATTTAACACACGAGACAAATACTTTAAAAGTAGCACTTCAGCACCTGGTGGAACAGGTGTAAATAGAATTAAAACTACAGTTAACCCAACTTTAGGAGGATCTACACCTTATGAAGATCAAGTTGTTGTTGTTCTAATGAATCAAGGATCAACTCTTTCTTTAGGGGTTGGTAATTTCTTAACTTTTCAAAACCCACAATTAAGTGGTGGTTTAAATCTTTTAACGGGAGCAACAACCAATCAATTTGATAATAATGCAATCACAGGAACTACGATAACAGGTCAAACGGCAATTACTATCAACTATGCCGATCCAAGTAATCCTAACGGAACAACATCATTACCGGCAACAATACAAATAGTATCACCACAAGTTAGTCAATTACCCGTATCAGGAAATTCAAATGTGGAACAATCTTTCCTTAAATATACCACTGACATGGAGTATTTCCAATTAGTCACTGGTATGACAGTAAACAACTTTTTATCTTTGGCGAATCAAGGAGCTTCAGGGTTTTACCCAAGTAGTTATTTATTACACAACATATCTTTTACAATACCAGCTTGTAATCCTGTGGGGAATTTTCCATCTTCATCGGCAATTACAGATGTTATAAAAACAATGTATAATTATGAAAATTTTGAAGTTTGTGTTTTTGTAAGAGGGGTTGATCCGTTTTCACCTAAACAAGAAATAAATTATGATCTATCAAGAATATTTGGTAAATCATACGGAACAGGACCTTCTGTTACGGGAAATTACTATTTAAACATACCAATACAAGCATTACCATCAACAGGACTTAAACCGGCTCAACACGACACGCCAACCAATAATGTTAGTCAGTTGTATTTTCCTTCATACACATTTAGTATTGATCCATCTCAATATAGTGGATTCACTTCAAACTTACCTTATTATTATTTGAATACTGATGATACTTCGGCACCGGCCAACGCAACTTTATACACACCTGTCCCTTCGTTGTGGCCTACCAATAACAACTCAACTACTTCTTTTTTACAAACTAATGGTCTACGAACAATACCATTAACTCAAAATTATTACATGGTGGGTGGAACTTATCTTGGATGGTTTAAAAACACATTTACAGGATTTGCTGAAACTAATGACGGGTCAGGTTGTAATGCAGATTGTCAAAAAGATCAATACTACGGATACCAAAATGGATCGTTTATTGCTGCATCAAATGGTGGAAACCTTTCGGCGTTATATTCACCAGCATATTATAGATATGGACTACCTGGGGTTAATTTTAATAACCCAAGTAGAATTGTAATGAGAAGTGATAGGTTACCAACCTCAACTGATGTTCAAAATGGTGCAGGACCACAAACAGGATTTGCCCTACATCAAAATGATAATTTTGCTTTCTTTACCGAATCTGGTGTTGAATCTCAACCTGTTGTATCTACCGGAGGTGATTTAATAAATGGTGAATCATTTGACTTAGACCCTGATACTCAGGCTCTTACAAACACTTTAACTTGTGAAGGTATGGTGCCTTTAGCTTGTTATTCAGGATCAGGTCAGAATGTAGGTGTTGTTCCGCAAGGTCAATGTTCGGTTCCAACTAATCGTATGATAAATGGTTGTTATTGTTTATTGAATTATCAAGAAACTAATATACCTGTATTTAGAAAGTTATATTTAATTCCTGAATATTTTAGAGACGCAAGATTATTTTTAGAATGGAAAACAAGATTCACCATGAATTTTGCAGCCTGTAGAGGTGTTTTTGCACAAGTGTTCCAAAACAATTGGATTAACGGAACATTATATATGTTTAATTTTAATAAAAGAACAACATTCAACGGGTTTGCACAACCAAATTATGATTATTGTGAAGATGTGATTTTATATAATGAAATATCAAATACTTTCTATTATAGATCATCACCATGGAATGATAATACACAACAATTTGTTGGAAAAAATTCACCAATCGCTAACCCAAATTTACCTCAGAGTATTTTAGAATTCCCTGGTTTAGGATATAATCAAAAACAAATTCAGTTCCCAACAACTGTGGTTGATTTAGGACCAAGAGATAGTTTTATTAATGAAATATGTTGTTCTGGTGTTGACGGTTTTGGTTCGTATTATTCCGATGAACTAAAGGCCACTTCATATCAAGATAATTCTGACATTATACAATTAGGATTTTTGTCACGTATTCTAAATGAGGGTGTAAGACAACGAATGTTACCAATTACTGTTGGAGATAATTCTACAGAAGGAAAAGGGATTATCCAATTCTTTAATAGCACCCGAGGTGGTTACAGAATTGATGGGGACTGGTCTCAAATGTTATCAATAAACTCAGAGTGGAAAGTTTCACCATTCATTACAGAGAATATACCAAACAATACTTATATATATTTTGGTGATAATCAAAACGGAACTACAGGACAGATAAACTCCGATGAAATAAAACCAATAATGGGGTTATTTTTCTCATCAAACACTAATGAAGAAAGATATAGAAAAATAATGTCACCAGGAATTGAAACGTATAGTTTTAATCCTCTTATTGAAGAAAAATTTGGGTATTCTAAATCTCAAGAAGTTCCACATTATAGATGGACTATATCTTTACCACAAAATTCGGCCGGAACTCCTAACATATTTGGATCTGAAGATAATAATTGGTATACAAACACTTTCCCAACAGGATTTACCAAAAAAAGATATCAAGATTTAGATTTTACATCACCACAAGAAAAATATATAACACCAACTACTAGATTTGGTTTTATATCAAACTTCTTAAATAACAACCCTGATGCAAACTCAAACGGGGTCGTTCAAGGACAACCTGTTCCTGTTTCGTCACAAGGAATACCAACGGGACCAAACGCACTTCAATCAGTTGTTGTTGGGGCTCCATACCACTTCTACTTTGGTTTAAATAATGGAAAAACGGCAATCAATCGTTTTTATAAACTTTACGTAGCAACAGGAGAATAATGACAGTAGATCCAACAACAAATATTATATTATCAACTGAAAGGTTTAAAGGAGCACCAAGAACCGATCAGTTTATTAATGTTCCTTTTGCACAGAGTAATAAAGAAATCATTGAGTTTGATAGAAGTGTTGATTTAAACTTGGCCACGGTATTTGATGAGGAAAGACAATTATCAACCACTTTTAGACCCGTAACAAAGTTTACCATTTTATTTGAAAATGCTTATACCGGATCAACTAACTACACACCATTCAGAGACAATTTATATTATACAAACGCAGTAAACAACGCAGTGGCGTATTACTATCAAGGAATTCCTTCTGTTCCACCTAATGCGACAGACCAATCTGTTTTATGGGATGGTTTTCCACAATATCCTGAATTCGACTTTATTAGAACCGACTATGATGTTTCAGGATATACTTTTGGTAATGGAAGACATTTGGATTTTTATAAAGTTAGTGCGTCCACATATAACTGGTCACATTACATAAGTTACGCTTATACCAACGATTACAATAAACAACTTTATGCTATTGAACCACAAACAACTCTTTCTTGGAGTTGGATTGCTTCAGATGGTATACCTTTTTATATAAAAGCAGGAACTGATAACTTAGTTAGAGATATTCAGTTTAAATGTCCTGTCCCACACGGATTATCGGTAGGTGAATTTGTTCAATTATCAATAAACTATAACGGTAATTCATTTTTTCAAGTTACAAGTTTGGGAGATCCCGCATCAGGATCAGACATCTATATCTTCAATCTTAGAAACGTTGGATATACAGGAACAACTTTCTTTACAAACACTCAAGGAACTTTTAAACGAATAATAAATTTGGCCAATTCTGCTGACACCATATCAAAATATTATGTTAGAAAACACAAAATAATTACAAATTATGATTGTTCTGTTTTAACAAACGCAGGATTTGAACAAAATGTTTATTTCGATAAAAAGAAATGTGAAGTAAAAGTATTAACTCCAAATCAAAGACAAAGAACATCAGTTAAAGAAGGATCCAGATCTTATAATCTATCATTCAATTGTGATGTTGATATAAACGGATTAAAAGATAATCAAGATAGACCTGTGTCTAATTTATATTTTACAACAATTTGGAGAGGTTATTTTGGGTGGACTCAAAGACTAAAACAAGGGTGGTATTTTAACACATATTTAGATAACTTCCAACCACAAACTTGGTGGGATCAAAACAATCCTGATTCAAATACCCTGATTAATCAAAATCAATACACTTCATTAGTGGGTCAAGGTCCATTCTTTTATAATGACTTTTTAACTACAGGAGATACTATTGATGGAGATTTTTGTGAATGGAATGATTTCGAACAATTTGAAAGAGTTATTTCAGAATACCAACATAAAATAACTTATAATGCAAATTGGTTCAAATTATCAGAACCACCACAAAGTGTTACTAACCAATTTGGATATTTTTATTCACCACATTCACAAATACAAATTAGGGCTTTCTCTGATTATATTGAAGAAGGAAGTTCTGAAAATGTGGTTGGTATTCCTGATTACGCTTATTACTCAACAACAAATGCGTTGTTTAGATGGAGGGATCTTTATCCGTATGGATTTATTGATACTGATGGGGTTGGGGTTGATTATCCGTTTTTAAACAACTCACATTATCCATATAAAAATACAATATTTAGAATTACACCCGAAAATTATAATATACCTAGTGACTACGCGACAATAGGTCAAGTTCCTGCGAACATAACAACAATTGCAGATCCGATTGCCGATGAATGCGAATAGAATTAGAATAGTAAAAGACGACATCGATAAGTTTGTTAATATACCAATTAACATGCAATGGGACTTTATGGGTCGTGATGACAGTATTTCAGAATATGAAGTTGACGTTTTAAAACAAGTTACGGGAGCACCTGCAGATTTTGAAATTGCAAGATTTGCACATAATATTTTTCCTAACACTGAAAGTTTTATTAATTACGAATTTAATTTCTACGATTATTCATCACCAATAACGGCAAACACAGTAGGAAACTGGACTAATTCATATTTGAATAATGGATTTTCAGTTCAAGACGTTTATTACTTTTCAAAACCTTTTACTAAGTCATTTTTCAAGTTGGATTTTTATGATACAACAGAAGAAAGAACACAACAAATTTATCTTTCTGTTATTTTACCAACTCAACAAGGATTAACTCAAACGGCAACATTAAGTAATTTAGTTCCGTTAGTTGAAATCAAAAGACCATTTATGTCATTAGATTATATTGGATCAGATAAAGAAGGATTTTTTATTTATTGGTTAAGAAATAGAGACTTTATTGATATATCAACTTTTTATATGACGGCCAAATTCTTTGATGCAAGACAAGGAGTTTTCAAACAAATGACAAATACAAGACAAGATTTAATAACACCAAGTAAGTTCCAATTTAATAATGCGGACTATTTTTATTATAAGGTGGATATGAATTACACAAATAAAACATATGAAGTGTTTTCAACATCAACAACTTTACGAGTTGGAGATTTGAACTCACCGATAAAATGGTATGAATACGTTAATCCATAATGGAGTTACAAGAATATAAGTTTACGGTATCACCAGGGAATATCAAAGGTGATTTAGTTTTTGTTCCGTATACAGGTGAAACTGACGTAACAACAATTATTGATCCATGTTGTTTAACGGGATCTACGGTAAGTGCTACTACAACAGGAACAACAGGGGTATATCTACCAATGGATTATGTTTTAAGTGGAAACACAGGTGGAACTTCATTTTTAACTGGTCTATCTGTAAACATAATGATTACTGAGTCTACGGTTGATTTAGGTTATTATTCACCTTTTGATGGTTTAATATTACAAGCTGACGTATTAAATAACTTTATTGTTACAGCAGACACAATAACTCCTTATTCATATACATTTTACAACACATCAGATTTAGAACTAATAAAGTTTCTACAACTTGTGACATATACGCTGGATTGGGGTGACGGAACACCACCACAAGCCGTTTTAGGTATATCACCTATAACACACACCTATCCAAATTCAATTAATAACTATACTATAACTCTAACCGCTAACTCACCGTGGGGTATATCAAAAGTTCAAAAACCTGTTATAACACCATATAGTGCGGCAACAATACCAAATCCACAAGGATCAATAACCTTTTTTCCTGCTGGGGGATCATGGTCTGCAACTCCAATAAGTTATGATTATCTTTTTACGGGAGATTCAAACACAAACGTAAGTGATTATTATTCATACAACTACACATCTGTTCCATTTCCAATTACAGGTATAACAGAATCGACTTTGAATGACTTAGCTCAATTTGGACCCAAAGTGAATTTATCAGGAGGGAAGTTCAAGTTAGGAATACAAGTAACAGGAACCACAGGTGCGATTGGAACTTATTATGGGCCTGACATAACTAACACATATACAGCATATACAATGAATGGTGTTATCTATCATGATTATGAAGATTTCACAATATATTTTGCTGATTCATATGGTATTGTTTCGGGTGATACAGTATTATCAGCCCTAACAAAAAACGAAGCATTATTAAATGTTATTGACCAACCTGAAATTATAACTAATGTTTATATAGAAAGGGGGAAATACACTCCTTTAGAAAATGTTATGAGATTGGGTGAGGTGGATAACGTTGGTGATTTAGAAAAATACGGATACAAATATTTTACAGTAGAAAAAGTATCAACATAACTATTTATAAAAAAGTAATAAAAAAAGAATGGCAACTGGTAACTATGGAACTATAAGACCGGCAGATGTAAGTCCCGAAGACGTGCAGATTGTTTTGGTTTATACCGAATCAAGAGACGACACACAAAACTTTTCATTAACGACTTTGAACGCACAAGACGTTCTTAGACCTTATTTCAATAATAACGCAACGGGAGGAAACACCGTTGAGATTTTGGGTGGATTATATAATTTAAAACTACCTGCAGATCAATTCAATAGATTGGGGATTTATTCTTTGATGATAAGACCGGCTGAAATTAGAACAACAATTACAGATTGTGGAGTTTTATCTTCATTACCAAATGTTAAAGGAATTGTAATTGATTTGAATAATGTTCCCGCTCAGTCAAGAAATAAATTTGTAAATCAAGGGTTAGTTGGTTTTAGAGTTGAATATTTAAATCCAGATGGGACTAAAATACCAAACTTCTTTAGAATTATAACCTCATCTTTCTATTGTGAACCTGTTGTTCAGAACTTAACAAACACAATTCAAAAATCGATAAGATATAGATATGTTGAAGGATCAACAAACTTATTGTTTTGCACATTATCACCTTCATCGTCGCCGACTAATAAACCAAGCGCAACACCTTATATTGGTCAGCCAAATCAAAATATTATAATAACAAATACATTTTTTAATCCAATAAGCGTGGAAATTGAAATCGTCGACCAAGACATCTCAACACTTGCAATTGCTCTTTATGGAAATCAAACTAAATCTATTGAGGATGGTATTTACACCATTTACGATTCTAATAACAATATATACAAACAATACAACTTGTATGAAATTAAAGATCAGTTTAATGCTCTTCTTTATGAAGTTAGACAAGATCGTGGTGAAAATATTGACTTCTCAAAGGCATTTAACAACATCATCGCTTAATGGCAACAAATAAATTTACTTGTCCACCTCAAAGTAGTGCTGCTAACGAGTTCTCAAACAATTTAGTCGGAGTTCAACTTGTTACTGGTGGTGGTTTAACGCAAGCAAATTTTAATTTTACCACAGGTATATCTGAAAAACAAAACAGGACTTTTAACATAGGGACTTTTTCAGACCCAATTAACTTAGAGTCTATTAATATAGAAAGTCAGGCTGAGGCTAATATTATATTGGCAAACAACTACAGGGTTTATCCGAATTATGATTTATCACAAGTTACAAATTTTACCCAATACGGGTCGTTAGTTAAAAGACTTTCAACTTCAATTACAAAAATTATTAACTACTTTCCTGCGGGGTTGGAAGTTAATTCAACAAACCCATCATTTATAACTCAAGAAACCGCATTCAACATTACATTTGATTCGGTTGAAAATGACACAACATTTGAGGTTTATTTGTCGTCAATTCAAAACCCATTTGAAATCGATTATTCGATTAATAGTGATACCAATATGCGTTTTAACGAAATGGATGTGTCACCATTAAGAAACATGACAAGGGAGTTCAAAAAATATGTCTTGTATGTAAATGGTAATCAATATCCTGTAAATTATTTATATCCAACAGATAATTCATCGACAACACTAAAACTTATTGTTGATGGTGATCCGTTTAGTGGGGCAACAATATCTTTTGATTATTTAGTAATTAGACCTAGTGATTTTGAAACAAATAGAGTGTTTAATACAAATTTCGATCCTGTTGAAAACTTTTTATTAAACAGACAAATAACACCTGCTTACACCGCACAATTTGTTGTTCCAAGAGAACAAGAAGATGGGACTGTTTCGGTTACAAAAGAAACCGCGACTTGGCCAAGAGCAGGATTATGGAATATTGATATAACATCAGTTTCGTTTGATAATTATTTAACAAAAATTAATGACTTTGCAATTAATTTAGATCAATATCAAACAAACATATTATCAAGGTTTTTAACAACAGGAGCATTAAAAGAATTTGATACGCCAGATCAAAGATTTGAAAAATTACTTCAAATTTATGGAAGAAGTTTTGATGAAACAAAAACATTTATAAGTGCTTTAGGTAATATTAATAGTGTTCACTACACGGTTAAAAACGATATACCTTCACAATTACTTAAAAATTTAGCACAGACATTAGGTTGGGTTACAAACTTTTCACCAATATCACAAGAAGAGTTATTACAAGCGGTATTCACAACTCAACCAAATACTTTCCCTGGTCTTCAAATTGGACCAACACCTGAAGAAGTTAATTATCAATTTTATAGAAATATAATTGTAAATTCAGCATATCTTTTCAAATCAAAAGGGACAAGAAAATCTATTGAGGCTCTTTTAAGAATGATTGGGGCTCCTGACGCTTTAATTGATTTCCAAGAATATGTTTATGTTGCTGATCAACGAATCAATATGAGTGAGTTTAATCAACAATACGCTCAAATTAGTTTAGGAACTTTAACAACTCAAATACCGGTTTTAGACACCGCAGACGTATTTTCAATTCAAGGAATACAATATACAGGTTTTACAACTACATCAACTAACACAAATGTGTTGACCACAAGAAATGATTATCCTGTTGATGAATTTGGTTGTCCAAAAATGCCAACGGCAACCGAAACATATTTCTTTCAAATTGGAGGAGGTTGGTTTGAATCAACTCCACAACATAGAATGCCCGAGTTTGCAATTCCAACAAATCAGGTATTCACAGGAAATAACCCAAATTATCAAACACAAATACTTCCATTTAACTACGGAGAAGAATATCTACAAAGATATAGACATTTTCCATATATGGATATGGGTTATGTGTTACGAAGAGTTTCAGACAATAAGAAAAGTTGGGTCGATACAAACCCAACATTAAGAACAAGTTTCGAAGGAAACTTCAACGCATACTATGAAGTTGGTGAAGAATGTTTAGTGTTGAACGTTAAAAACGTTGATATAATGTTAAACCCTGGTCAAGGATTATCATATGACGTGTGGTATATGTCTAATCAATATAATTTCCCAATACCAGAACAAGGTTTATTTTATACACCACCATCACCTTGTAGTATTCCTAACCCATATCCTAAATTAGGTGGGGTGGATTGGACAACAATAGTTCCAAAACCAAAACAAAAAACTTTCTTTGAGTTTGCGCAGACCTTTTGGAGAAATATGATTAACACCCGAAATCGTCAATTTATTACTGATGGAAAAACTGGGGGTTACCCAACATTACAATCAATTTATTGGAGATATTTAGAATCACAAAAATTGGCAGGAGTTCCAAACAATAACTATACATACCAAACGATGATTGATTTTGTTAATGGTATGGGTGATTATTGGATTCAGTTTATAGAACAAATGGTTCCGGCAACCACAATTTGGAACACAGGGGTTAGATTAGAAAATTCAATATTTCATAGACAAAAGTTTGTATGGAGAAGACAAGAAGGTTGTAAAATACTTCCTGTTCCTTGTAAACCATGTAGTCTTACAACACAACTTTATGTTTACGATTGTCCTGTTCAAAGTGTAACATGTGGGTTATATCCTTGGACAACAGATCCAAACACAACATCATTTGGTGTGGTATTGAACCAAACACTCCAAGACTATTTCACATCACAAGGTATTAACCCTGGTCAGTGTCAATTAAACTCAACAGTTTCAAATTGGTTTGTTGATATAAGAATAAACGGATTACTTGTGACACAATATGGTTTCTTTACAGGAATCGGAACTTCAGGTTATCCATCAAGTTCACAATGGTTACAAGGATTACAAGACGCTTTGGATGGTTTACTAACAAGTGGTTATAGTTATAATATTGATGAAGATACAAATGAATTAGTGGTCTTTAATAATAATTGTTTACCAAATTTCGATGATTTTGAATTGAATGTTGGAATAAACTTTGAAACTTACTGTAACGCATAATGAGTATAACAATTTATAATTATAGTGTAACTGGAGACTGTAGTAATACGGGATCAGGAGCGTTATACTTTGATATTACAGGAACAACACCCCCTTTTGCCGTAACATGTATTAGTTCAGGTTGTAGTTTACCAACCTCAGCAACCACAACTTCTTATGGTGTTTCAGGTATTACCGCTGATACATATTTTTTACAAGTTGTTGATGGATCGTCAAATAATTACGTTCAGGCCGTTTATGTTTCATCAGGAACAACCGCAACGATTGATTCTGAAAACACAACATGCGGATTAAACAATGGATCTATTACGGGATACACTTCTGGGGTTTATAATATTGCAACTTTTAGTTTATATGATGGACTTAATAATTTAGTCACCTCATCACAAGTCGCAACTAACTATTATAATTTTACATCTCTTTCAGCAGGAACATATTATATAGTTGCTGATGATGGTGGTGGTTGCACAGGAATCACGGCTTCAGTAATTGTTACACCATCAACAGGTTTTACTTTTGGTGGTTATGTTGTTGATGATGCAAGTTGTAATGGAGTTGGAAGTGGAAAAATATTTCTTACAGGTTTAACATTACCTTCATCGGCATATACAATAAATTGGTCGTCAAATGTTAATGGACAAACAGGAACAACAGTTACTGGTTTAACGGGTGGAACTTATATAGTTACAGTAACAGATCCTAGCAATTGTTCTGATACACAATCATTTAATGTTCAAGCCGTAGATCCTTTAGGTTCAGGTGGGTTTATTGTTATTTCACAACCAACTTGTTTTGCTAATGACGGTGAAGTCGAATTTATTGTAACAGGAGGAACTCCACCTTATTTCTTTAGTGGTTCGTCAGGTCAAGTTGATATTACGTTCGCATCATCAGTGACATTTACTGGACTATCATCAGGTAATTATTCGTTTTTAGTTACAGATGCGGGACTATGCACCATCTATGATTCAGTGTCAATGTTAACACCGAATTCATTCACTACGGTTGCAGTTAACACGACACCATCTTTTTGTTCTCAAAACTCGGGATCTATTCAGGTTATAGTTGATAATGGATTGAGCACAGAACCAAGTTTATTAATTTCAATATCAGGAACAAGTGGAACACAACAAGTTGGAAGTTTAGGAAACCCAACTCAAACATTCAACGGACTTCCAAATGGAACGTATTTAATTACCGTTCAATCAACAAGTTGCACTTATACTGCAACAACTAATATAACATCTGTTAATTTATTTACGGTTACAGCATCAACAACAGGAACAACTTGTGGTAGTAATAACGGTATTTTAGATGTCACAGTTTCAACGGGAGGAACATTACCATACATATTCACTCTTACGGGACCAACTTATAGTCCTGTGACCACAACAACTTTCTTATCCACATTTACAAATCTTAAATATGGTAATTATACCTTGACGGTTCAAGATTCAGGATCACCAAGTTGTATTCAAACATATAATGTGTATATTGATAATAGTCAAAATGTATTTTTTAATTTAATTGCGTCGCAACCAATTAATGGTAATGATGGTGCAATTACCGCATATATTTTATCAGGGGTTCCTACTTTCAATTTAATATGGGGTAGTAACGTTAATGGTCAAACAGGATCTACTGTAACAGGTTTGACTGCAGGAACTTACACTTTAACTGTTGTTGATAATGAAGGTTGTTCTTTATCAAAAACAATTAAATTAAAAGGAACTAAAAGATATGGTGATTATAGATATTATAACATATGTGATAACACTTTTAGAGATACGGGAACGGTAACTAAAAGAAGTATGAGGGCGATGTATTTGGAAGGATTTACTGATCTGACAAGTGGAGATACAAACTGTATTATAAACGAAGCAACGTTTTCAATATATGCACAAGTTGGATCACAATCTGCCCAAACACAATTCTATACATCAAGTGGATCAACCGATTATCCAACAGACACGTTATGGGCGCAAACAATTGTTGAAACTTTAGATTCATTCTTGGGTATTTCAGGAACTACTGTTGATATAGTGTCGAATAGAATAACAATAACTACAACATGTGAAGATATACCAAAAGGATGTGAAATAGTTCCTTTAAATCCATTACAAGATAATGAGGTCATTGTTAAGTTGGTTATTGATTACGATATATCTTGTGTTAGTTGTGGTTAATGGCAAATCAAGTTTTAGTAATATCGTCAAATAATCTAACACCACCTTTTAGTGGTATTGCTTGTGATGTATATGGAAATCAATGTCAATATTTAGGTAGTGGAACAACACTTCCTTTTTTATTTAATTTACCACCATTATTTGATACGGCACCCGCACTCTTATTAAAATTAATTGATAGTGAAGGTTGTGAAATTAGTGAAATAATTTATTGTCAACCAAAGGAAGATTTTAGTAAGAAAAAACAATTCCAAACATTCGAGTATTTCTTTTTTATGTCGGGAGACGAATACGATTTCCAATAATCAAATATTTATAAAATAAAAAATGTCACTATTAACGGATCAAGCTCAAGTATCGGGTGTTAGTTTAACAGATTTTATTCACGTTGTGGTAACGGGAGATACTAGTCAAAATCCTGCAGGATCATCTTTTAAAGCAACAATCCAACAAGTTGCATCGGCCATTAGTGGCACTACAGGCACGAGTGGAACTAGTGGAAGTTCAGGCACGAGTGGAACTTCAGGTCAAGATGGATCAGGAAGAGCTTGGGGATCGTTTATATCATCGGTAAATCAACCAATTGGTGTTGCTGGCACAACATATAAAATGAGTGCGGATACAACAACAGGGTCTTTGGATGTTACACTTAACAATAGTAGTGAATTTATTGTGACTAATGATGGTGTTTATAATATACAGTTTTCGGCACAATTAGAAAAAAATAGTGGAACTAAATCAGAAGTTTTTATTTGGTTAAGTAGAAATAATTCATCAATAGCACAAACAAACACTCAAATAACTTTAGATGGTGCAAATGGAGATAGAGTAGTTGCGGCATGGAATTGGGTTGATCAGGCAAATGCCGGTGATTATTATGAAATTTTATGGACTGCATCACAAACAAACACATTTATGTCATTTGATGGAGCCCCAACTTACGGACCTGTAATACCATCTTTAATTGTTACTGTAACACAAATTTAATCAATTCACTTTATATATTTTTTATTTAATTTTTCTTTATGGAAAAAATTTTATTTGTTACCGCACAACCTGACGTGCCATATTTTATTTGGCAAATCAAACTATACGTTCATAATTTCATAGAGAAAGGAATCAATCCCAATCAAATCCACGTTATTTTTAGTTTACAAAATGAAAATAATGAACCGTCAAGAGAATCTTTACAGTTGAAAGATCTTGGGATTAATGTTCATCACTTTGTTGATGAAAGAATTAAAAAACATTATATACCATCAATAAAACCATTTTTAATTTCAAAGTGGATTCAAAAAAATCCGAAACATGGTGAGTTATTTTTTCTTCACGATTCAGATATTATTTTTAACGAACTACCGAGTTTTGATCGGTTATTGAATGATGAGGTTTGTTACATGTCAGATACGATTGGATATATTGGATATAACTACATTATGGATTGTTGTAAAAGATATGAAAGTCAAAACCCAAATTCTGAGAAAGGACAACTCATTTCTGAAATGGCAAATGTTGTTGGAGTTGATGTTGACACAATTAAACAAAATCAAAAAAATTCAGGAGGAGGTCAATACCTTTTTAAAAACACAAATTGTGAACTATGGGATAAAATGTATAAAGACTCAATAAAATTATACGATCAGATGTTAGATTATCAAAAACGTTTCCCAATCAATCCAGGTCAAATACAATTTTGGACCGCAGAAATGTGGGCCGTGTTGTGGAATCTTTGGTTGTATGAATACGAAACAAAAATAATTTCAGATCTTGATTTTTCATGGGCTACTGACACTATTGAGATTTATAACTCAAAAAACATATTACACATGGCAGGTGTTACAGATGATCTAAAAACTACAAAATTCTATAAAGGTGATTATATTAATATTGACCCCATTTTAAAATTAAAGGAGGATGAAAACTTTTTTAATTACATAGATAAAAACAGTTCGACAATTAAATACATCGAAAACATGAAATCATATATAAAAAAATACGAAAATTGATTATTTATAATATTATATGATTGAAAACTGTTATATACTATATTCTTGTGATGGAGGTTACCAACCAATCATTTCTAATTACAGTGGATTAAGTGCTTATTCTGAAAGTTACGTATCCATTAACATTATTGATTTGGGTGAAACTCCTGACACTTGTTTTTATGTTTTGAGTTTAGGTGAAATGGAATGTGATATAACCTATGATATTGACATAAACACAGGAACAACATGTTCTTGTCAATGTTATTGTTATTTTATAAGAAGTTTAGAAACAAATGTTGATGTGACTTATGTAGATTGTAATGATCTTATTGTTGTTGAAACATTACAAGAAGGACAAACATATAATATTTGTAGTAAAGTATTTCCTCAATTTGATGGGGAGTCTCAAATACCAATTAAAATAACGGATATTTGTCAAAACAACCAATGTCCACCAACAATACCAACGGTAAAACCACCTAACGAATGTGATGTTATTACAATATTCCCAATGGACGTTGAGTGTATTGTTCAAAACCCATCCAACGATAGATCTTTTGATGGCGCTGCGACATTAGCGATTACAGGAGGAACACCACCTTATACTATATTTTGGGAGATCGGAAGTTTTGCACCAGCCCTTAATAATTTAGGTGTTGGTGAGTATTCAGCAACTGTGACTGATTACTATGGTGATTTTACAGCGAACACCACTTGTGTTTTAACGGCAGAAACATTAACCATATCTGGTATGTGTTTTGTTATGACGGGAATTACAGGTGAAGTTTTAACTTATATTTCAGCCGAAAGTCTTGGACTTAAAAACGGAAAACCATATTACCAAATACAATATTTGGGTGAAACGTATGGTTATGTATTTTGGAATACAGAATATGAAACTTGGTATTTTTGTCAAACATTAGATTGTCAAAATATAAGCCCATACAACACTTATACAGGAACAACTTATTATCCTTCAGGAACTACAGGTGATTGGGTGGTTGAATCTGATAGTCAATACCAAATAATTGAATCTTATGTTGGTCCATGTCAAATACCTGCAATTGTTAAAGGAGACACCAATCTTTGTGTTACATTAATTATAAATACAGGAAATTCAGACTCACCAACAGACACTTTAAATATTGGATTAGACCCAAGTAACGAAATTAATGGACAACCAAGTTGGACCTCGTCAACGGGACAATATTTGATTTATTGGAATACAGGATCAACGCCTAATCAATGGGTTATGACAGGTTATACAAACCCATACCTCACATTAACAAGTAATGATCCATCAGATCCACCAATTAGTAATTGGGTTGTTAATGGTGAACCTGAAGTTTTAGAAATGTTTGTTCTGACTGGTGATTGTTCCACTGGTTATACAATAAATGTCAATGCAGCAATAAATGATGCCTTATGTGAAGAAACGGGAAGTATAACACTAACCGCAAGTGGAGGTATTGCACCATACGAATATTCGGTCGATGGTATAAATTATCAAGCATCTCCGATATTCAACGGACTAACACCGGGGTCTTATATAGTTTATGCGAAAGATTCATTAAATAATATTGGGTTATATTCACCTGTTGTGATAAATAATACACCACCTGTATCATATTCAGTCGTGTTGAATGTAAACTATAGCACGGGATTATTTACTATAACGGCACCTACTTTACCTGCAGGTGTTACAATAGATCTTAATTTGGTTATGACTTCAACGTTTAGTTATTACCCAACAACACTTTCACCACAACCAACATATGATAATTTTACAACGATAGTTGGAACAGGACTTATGACTTTGACAAATACTATGTTAAATATAACTCCGTTGACAGGTCCTTGTGTTAGAACAGGTTCTATTGGAGTTGCACAAACAACAAATACTTATACAAATACAATTACTTTGGTGAGTAATCAAGTTGTTAGTGGAACGACAACAAATAATATAATTAATGACCCAAGTGGAAGATGTGAAAATGATATTGGTTCATATAACTTAACAATGACAAACCCTACGATAAATAATTGTCAGTGTTGTTCGGTATTTCTTCTTAACCCAAGATTAAACCCGGCACCTCCAATTACATAAAATTAAAAGAATAATATTTATTCAATAATGGCCTACATAATTAAAAATACATCAGGTTTGGTTAACACCCGAGTTACTGACACGGGAAGACAAAGATTGTCTGAAGGTAGATTCAATATCACATATTTTGCTATTGGTGATAGTGAAATATCTTATAATAAACTACCAAACACTTATAACCAATCAAACACCGTTGTATTGGAACCTCAATTTAATGCTCAAAATAGTTCAGGAGTTCCTGAATCAAATAGACAATATATTAAATATCCTTATTTGGTTGATGAAGGTCAAACAAACCTTTATGGTATTCCATTTATGGATTCGCAAATTGAATCTGTTTATAATAGAGCTGCAATGAGAGGGTTTTTTACAGGAAACACAACAGCGTCAACTGTAAATTGGAAGGCTCTTGTTAATAATTCATATGTTGTGACACCAAATTATGTTGTTAATATGTCAACGTTAAATGGGTCAAATGAAATCAACGTATATCGATTAGATTGTAATAGTCAAAATAATAATACACCACAAGTTGGTGATTTTATTACAATATATTATGATGGGTTTGCAAAAAATGATTGTTCTTGTTCTAATTTCCCGACACCAACACCATCGGCATCGGTAGGACAAACACCAACACCTACACCAACTCCATCGGCAACATTATCAAACCCTTGTGCGTCACCTACACCGACACCAAGCCCAACTCAAACACCTTGTATATCACCTACGCCAAGTGCTCAATGTCCTTTACCACCACCACCTGATTGTTTGAAAAATGTTAATTCTTGTTTTTCAATATTAACATATAGAATCGTTGCGGTATGTAATGATAAATTAACATTAGATAGACCAACACCCGACTTTACCAATCTTTCAAGTGATTGTATTGCAAGAACATTAATATATCCACCACAAATGGTTCCTTTGTATGATAGTTTTACACCTGAACCGCATTGGGCTCAAAGTGTTATTGATTTTGAATCAGTTTGTGATACGGATCAATTTGATGTCAAAATTTGGAACATGAATATTCCGTGGACTGAAAGTCCGGCAGGTTTATTGTCATCACAATACCAAGACTATACCAAATTTGGATCAATTAATTATATCGGTCAAAAAGAATACTTTGGTTATACAACAAGTGCTCAAACATCTACAGACGATGTTTATTATTATAACTCTTTTGGTGAAAAACAAGTTGTGACACCGCAAGATCAAAAGGCTATTGCAATTATTCATTATACTAATCAAACAATAGATTTCTTTTATGGTGAAAAATTTGCTTTAGAACCATATGACACACAAAACCCTGAAAACACACAAGGTCAAGCAAGAAACTTTAAGTTACACATGCCAACAATAATGTGGCATAAAAATTCTGAATGTTGTTTTGGTCAAACATTCTATGTTGATCCTCCAGGGTTCGAAGGTAAAAACTTATTTACAGTTCAATATACAAAATCAAATATTTCGTCCAACATGAATAAACCTGGATTGAGATATTACAATTTATGGGACACATTTGCACAACCAAATGGACTTCCAAGTAGAGTTGGTAAAGTTTATCCCGATTCTAAAATGATAATAATAGATGACGAAGAATTGGTTGCGGCACTTTCATATAAGTCAAATCGAAATTGGACTTTACCGGCACCTCAAGTTTCGTTATTAACACCAAACACTTGTGGTGTTTCTAATACGACAGGAGTTTTAACTGGTGGTAGTGAAACAATGTGGGTGACTTATAGATTAACAAACACTAATTACTTTACTAATTCATTACATTGTAATTACTATGTGAACGTAGTTGGAACTGAAAATGTTTGTTCACCTGAAACACCAAAAAATGTTGCGGTTAGATTCGGAGGTGATTTCCCTTGTTTAGTTCAACCAGGTTTTACACCAACAACCACAACTACAACAATTCCTTTTACAACAACAACTACAACCACAAGTCCATTAATTACAACCACAACAACTATTTGTCCAAGTTGTGTTGTTCCTGCAGGTTTTTACGCGACCGAATTCCAAGTATTAGCTCAAAGAGTTCCTACGGGACAAAGACCAAACCCTGAAAGTTGGAAGATGATTGATTTTACACAACAAGTAAGTAGTTTATTTATTAATGGATATGTAACACAAGAATCATTAACGGCGACGACATTTACAATTACTGCTGAAAATTATGACAGCGCTCCATTCTACAATCTAAATGATTATGTTACACTTGTTCCTAATGGTGCGACAGGTCAACAATTAAACTTTGGTGATGAATATTATTTCTATGGAAATTTAGAGACAGATATTCAAGCAACGATCTACGAAATGAAATATAAGATAAACTTAAGTTCTTCTGAATTTTTGGTGTCCCAAAACCCAACATGGACAAAAGGGACTCAATCTTATGTTACGGAAATTGCATTATTAGATGAAAATGAAGATATTCTTGTTATGTCGAAATTACAATCACCTGTTTTACGACAAGGAATCCAACAATACGTGGTAAAATTAGATTTCTAACCAAAAACTTTAATTTTAATTCTTTTCACTTATAATAATTTAATACAAACAATTTTTATGGCAAAAAATCTGAAAAACACACCAAAAGTCTTGGGACTTGATATATCAACCAAAACAATTGGTTGGGCGTTATTCGACATCCAAACTCAAGAGTTATTAGAACTTACCCACGTTTCACCAAGACCTAAAATGGATAAAGATGACGATGATAAATTAAAAGAGTTATTACTTAAATCAGAAATTTTTTCAGAGAAGTTAAAACAATATAAAAATCTTGGAATTGTAAGAATCGTAATTGAAGAGCCTTTATTAAATTCTAACAATGTATATACAATTCAAACCCTATTAAGATTTAATAGTTTTGTTTTCAAAGAGATATACAACATATTTGGAATTGTTCCCGAATTTATTTCAACATACAATTCAAGAAAGTTTGCATTTCCCGAATTAGTTCAGGAAAACGATAAAAAGAAACACGTTCTATTTGGGGGTCTTCCAAAAGATGTTGATAAGAAAATGATAATTTGGGAAAAGGTTGCAAAAAGAGAACCTCAAATCAAATGGTTATATACCAAAAATAATACACTTAAAAAAGAAAACTTTGATCAAACTGACGCTTATACTTGTGCGTTAGGCTTTATGAGACATAAAGGTATTTGGGAATAATATCGTTTAAAATACCGATAATTTGAAATATCGTCTTTTTAGACGATATTTTTTTTTAACAAGAAAATCCTGTATTTGTTATTAGAGTGTTTTGAGGGTTGTTGGATACTGGTGTTGTTGCTGAACACAAATAAATTGAAGTATTTGGATTCATAGAAATTGAAGAAGGACCATTTTCACAACTAAAATAAGATATTGATATTTTAGATGGACTGTCATTAACAATTGTATATTCAAACTGAACACATGGTGTAGGACTTGGAGTCGGTGTTGGTGTTTGAGTAGGTGTTTGAGTTGGAGTTTGTGTTAATTCAGGAACGCAGTTTAAACAAGCACCATCTGTAGTTGATCCTATTTCCGTTAATAACTGAATTGTATCCACACCACTTATATTTTCAAATAACCCATCATAAATTACACAATATCCTTGTCCGTTAATTATTGCGTTATATACATAACCTTCTTTTGGTGATGTAGTTCCTGAAACCAAAACCAAATCTGATGTAAAATATTGAATACCTGTAAAGCAATCTCTGAATTTTTTACTATTTGCACATTGTATAATTTCAGAAAATGTATTAAATATAACTTCACCCGAAAAATTGCAAGGTCTATCAACTTGTGGAGTTGGAGTTGGTGTCGGTGTAAACGAAGGTGTTGGAGTTGGTGATATACCTAATTTTGAAACTACCATTGAAACACCACCACAAATTGCCGAACTTGTCGGTGTCATTGTCGGTGTTGGTGTTGGTGTATATGATGGTGTTATAGAAGGTGTTGGTGGTATATAACAATCAAAAACCGCTTCCAAATCTAACGTAGAACAAGGATTAATTGTTGTTGTAGTTGTTGTGCATGGACCAAAATAAAGAACACTATCATCTAAATCAGGACAAGAGGATGTGCTACCATATGGTCCGAATTGATCACAAGGATCACCAAGATTTTGAGCTAAACACCATCTTGTTTCACCTGTGGAGTAATAAATTACAAAACTTGTCGATTCACCTGTATAATATGACTGACCATCATAAGTTCCTGCAATTTCATATGTGTCGTCGTATGTTGTATCATTTTGAATACAAAATGTTCCTGTGCAAGTGCAGGCAGATATTCCTAATATTTCACCAGCACTATCAACATCATAAACATCAACACCATCAGAATAGTAAGAAATTAATGCTGTGGTTGTGCAAGCTGAATCTGTGTATACAATAGACCCAATGTTTAAATCAGAACCATACAAGGTATAATCTAATGGTGATAAACAAGAAAGTTCAGGATCTGAAGCTGATGAAAAATTTCCTAAAAAATTACAAGAACAACCTGAAACTCCTGTAATTTCACCTGAACCATTTGTTGAATATAAATTAGACCCGTTACTCAAATATATTGATGCTAAAGGCATCGTGCAACCTGAATCAATATACATCTCTTCACCAATTACCAAACTATCTCCGTATACCGTAGTTGTAAGTGCAGATAAACACAAATCCAAACTAGCGGATGTGTCAAGAGCAAATAAACCTAAATCATTACAAGCCATATTATGTTAAAGTTTCAGTTACCACACATTCATTACTATCAACCACTTTTACACTAAAAGATCCCATACCCTCCAATATAATTGGAAGATTGAAAACGTAAGGTATATCTCCCGAAGTGATTGTTGCAACATAAACACAAGTTGTGAAACCTGTATCACATGTATATACATCAAAAGGGGAAAGACCCGAAAGTGAGGAAATTGTAATTTGCGTTGGCATATCAGTAATAAATATAAATGAAGAGAAAACTTTGTGTAGTTGATTAAGTAAAAGATGTTTTTTATATTTTAGGTATGACAGAAAAAGAAATACAATTACTGGGTTTTCAAAGAGAAGAGTCCACCGAAGGGTTTGACGAACCTTTTTACTATTACACTTACAGAATCGCTGACGGATTGGAATTTATCAGTTGTGCTAACGATGAGGTAAAAGAAGACGAAGAGTGGTATGTTGACATATTCAATACAGATCCCCATATTAGATTTACCGAGTTTGGTGATGTTCAGGGGTTAATCAATATTTTAGAAAAAAGGAAGGTAAAAAAATAATGGATGAAAATGAAGCGTTAGTTGAATTATTAGAGGAGGTTCTTGGAGATCACGGACTTCACTATCCTAATCGCGGTCAAATATCCTTCAATTGCCCTGTTTGTGATGATGATAGAAACAAACATAATTTAGAGGTTAATTACATAGACAACGTATATAAATGTTGGAGTTGTGGTGATAGTGAGGGAACACACGGACCTTTGGGTAGAATTTTTGATAAATACGGAAATAAAAAACATAAGAAACTATATAATGTTTTAAAACCTGAAACCGTTGTAAAACGAGAAAGACCTAAAAAAACACTTAAACTTCCTGACTCTTTCACTCTATTCAAAGACTCAAGTCCGGTATATCCCGTTAGAAGACAAGCCATGAATTATTTAAAAAGTCGTGGTATTACTGATGAGATGATTGAAAGGTATGGTATTGGATTTTGTGATAAAGGTGATCACTCAGGTCGTATTGTGGTTCCGTCTTATAATAAAAATGGTGAGTTAAACTATTATATTGCAAGAAGTTGGAATCCAATGTCAAAAGCCAAATACAAGAATCCTGAGGCAGAAAAAGATAAGATCATATTTTGGGAAAATCTAATTGATTGGAACAAAGACATCTTTTTAGTTGAGGGTGCTTTTGACGGATTGTTTTTAGAAAACTCAATACCGATGCTTGGAAAACATATGTCTGAACTATTGTTTGAGACATTATATATGAAAGCTAAAGGCAACATAACAATATGTTTGGATAGTGACGCTTGGGAAAACGCTGTAAAACTTTACCACGAGTTAAATGGTGGTGAAATGTGGGGTAGAATTAAATTAATCAAATTACCTGATGATAAGGATATTGCCGATCTTCGAGGTGAGATAAAAGATGAATATTATCGTATAATAAAATAATGGAGTTAAAAAAAATAGCGGAGGAGATTAGACAAATCATATCCGAAAAACAGAAAGAATTACAACTAACCTTCGAAGAGGAAAGTCACAAATATACAATGTTGGATAAAGACGGAAAATTAAGATCTGATTTTCCATCTGTTTCAAAAGTAATGAAACTTTTTTATGACGAGTTTCCGACTGAACAAGCGGCCTTTAATAAAGCCGGTGGTGATCCTGATGAAGCCGAAAGATTAATTAATGAGTGGGCTGAATTAGGAAGAAAATCAACAAATCTTGGATCTCGTTGTCACTACTTGTTAGAGGAACACACATTAAAAGAATTTGGCATTGAAAAGGAAGTTCGTCAACCAATATTTGATTGTGATGCCGAACAAATAGTCAAAAGTGATTCTATGATTATGGCGGGAAAACATTATATTGAACTTCTTAAAGAGAGGGGATGTGAATTGATCGATACGGAGATGGTTTTAGGGCATCCTGAATTAGAATATACAGGTCAACCCGATAAGGTTTGGTTGGTTGTCGGAACAAATGGTAATTTGGGTATTTTAATAACAGACTGGAAAAGTAATAAACCAAAAAACTTTGTGGTCACCCGTTATACAAAACAAATGAAAAAACCATTTCAAGATCTACCTGATAATGCGTTGGGACACTACAACACACAATTACCTTTTTATGGTAAGTTACTTTTAAAAATGTTGGAAGGAACGAAGTATGAAAACATACAATTATTAGGATGTATTGTGGTGTTGATTACTGATGAGAGGGAATATCACGAATATCGAGTATCTAAAAAAACAATCAACACAATTTTAGAAATGGATATGAAACAATATTTGACTAAACTTAAAAAATAAACTATAATTAGATATGGAAACTACAACTACACCCATTTATTATACCAATACTACTTGGGACAACGAAATAATTAAAATAAACATAAATTATATTATAAAATGAGCGACGATATTATCAGACCAAAAATCGACTTACGACAACAAGAAACAATTAAATGTGAAAAGTGTGAGTCAAAGTTCTTCAAAGAAATAACAATGTTGAAGAAAGTTCCAAAATTATTAACAGGAAGTCATGAAGACACAATTGTTCCATTCCCAACTTACATGTGTAATGAATGTAGTCATGTGAATGCAGACTTCGAATTGTTTATCGACTAATGGAAACAAGAAAAATGACTATTACTGAGGCGTATCCACACCTTCAAAGTATTGCAAACCTTTATGGTTTAAAACTTAATAGAGCGAAAGAATTCAAATTGGCAAGGGCTATTTTAATTAATCTTTATTGTAGAGAATTAGTATGACACACAAAGAATTTTATATTTGGTTACAAGGTTACCTTCATGGAAAATTAGAAGATAAGAACATCGATATTGCACCAATTCTTGAAAAGATGGATTTGGTGAAAGAAAGTAGTAAGATTGATATTTCTGAACCATTTAGAGTTCCAATACCGGTGAATCCTTTTCCAATTCAAGACGACCCATATAAACCACCATTTGAGGTATATTGTAATGATAAACAACAATTAAATGATTAAAAAACTAATACATTTTTCTGACCTACACATCCGTCTTTTTAAAGATCATGATTTGTATAAATCAATTTTGGAAACTGCCATTGAACAATGGAGAGAGTTAGAACCTGATCGTATTGTTTTTACAGGAGATTTAGTTCATTCTAAAAACCAAATGACACCTGAACTTATTGAGATGGTTAGATGGTTATTGACCGAATGTTCGTTTGTTGCAAAAACAATTATTATACCTGGAAACCACGACTTTTTGGTAAATAACACCGAAAGAATGGATGCTTTATCACCAATCATTAGTTCTTTAAATAGTAAAAACATTTATTATTACAAAGACAGAGGTGTTTATGAGGACGAAAACATTAGTTGGTGTGTGTATTCACAATATCAAGGAAATATTCCACCTGACATTACAGAATCAAAAGGTAAAAGAATTGGATTGTTTCACGGACCAATTCAAGGAATGAAAACCGATCTTGGTTTTGACTTTGGTGAAGAAGCGTATGATGTCGAAAAGTTTGATGGACTTGAAACTGTATTATGTGGAGATATTCACAAAAGACAAGAATTCAAATTCAAGACCGGTAAAGGTTATATGATCGGATCACCAATCCAACAAAACATTGGTGAGAGTATTGGAAAACATGGTTATGGTATTTATGATGTTGAAACAAAAGATTATTCTTACGTTGATTTACCAAACCCAAAACCATTTTTGAAGTTCTCCATAAAATCATTTGAAGATATTGAAAATGGATTCGAAAAACTCCAAAATATTTAATAAGGAAATAATGCAGGCGGTGTCTGCATTTTGTGAATCACAAGAAATTAAGGATATTGATAATTTCATATACCTATGTTTCAAACAAGGATTTGATATTAAAAAATATGGTTTTTTGGGAAAAACGGATAATGGAGAGGAAAAACGGGTAGAAATTGAGGTAATCCGTGAAAAACGTGTGGAAGTTCCAGTTGAAGTCATCAAAGAGGTTGAGGTAATTAAAGAAGTTGAAAAGATAATTGAGGTTCCTGTAGAAATAATAAAGGAAGTTGAAAAGATAGTTGAGGTTCCTGTTAATGTTGTAAAGGAGGTAGAAAAGATTGTTGAGGTTCCGATTGAGATAATCAAAGAAGTGGAGAAGATTGTTGAGGTCACAAAAGAAATACCTGTTGACAAGGTAGTTGTTAAGGAAGTTATTAAAGAAGTTCCGGTTGATAGAGTGGTTGAGAAAATAATTTATACCACTGACGACATTCAAATAAACGAACTTGGTGAAAAAAACGCCAAGTTGGAAATTGAACTGTTAAGAAATTCCGAACAGTTGAATGAATTGTTGTCAAAAATAGAACACTTAAACGGAGAAATTTCGATTAAGACCACTGAAATTGACAACATCAGACAAGAATCTTCCACTAAAACGACAGAAATGGAAAGTATTTTCCAAAATGAAATGTCTAAAAAGGATCAAGAATTAGACGAACTTAGACGAACTTTAGACGAAAACGAAAATGATTTTAATGATCTTAAAGATGAAATGTCATCTAAAATAGACGGAATGGAAAGTAATTTTCAAACTACATTGTCTATGAAAGAAGTTGAATTACAACAACTTAAAATAAGTTTAGAAGAAAACCTAAACAATGAAAAATTGAAACTTCTTCAGCAGACGATACAAAATCTTAGAGGAGAACTTCAACAAAAGAATGAACAAATAAAAGAGTTAGAAAAAATAAACCGAGAACTTTTGAATGGTAACCAAAATCAGGCTTATCTTCTGAGGGGATCAAACTTAAATAGAAGATTATGATAATTTTAATGTGGATTTTGGCGTCATACGGAATGACAACAATATTGGTGTATGGGTCAATATTTAATGGATTAAGAAATTGGATACATAAATGGGGAAACTCTGATTATTATGCATTTAATGGGATAGGAAAGTTTTTATCGGGATTAATATCCTGTATGTTATGCACATCAACATGGGTAGGATTTTTCTTGTCATTAACACTTTTTGCCCCATGGCACGAATTTGTTGGACTTAATAAATATTTTTCCATATTCTTTGATGGAATCACATCTGCAGGTGCCGTTTGGGCGTTGAATGGTGTAATAGAATGGTTTGAAGAAAATAGACCTAATAACAATTAAAAATAAATAAATGGAAACAAAAAAAGTTATCGAAGTAAATCTCGGAGTTGGAATGGATCAATTATTTCCAAGACCAGTTCAGATCGTAGTTAATGACGAAGTTGAAGAAACTAATGAAGAAAATAATAATTTAAACACACAAGAAAATGGGGAAGAACGCTAAAGAACACAAAAAAAGAGTTGCAAAACGTAACGCAAGATTGGCACAACAAAAATCAGGAATGCAAAAAGCATTTGACATGTTGGTTCAACAACAACTTGCAAAGTTAAAAGAAGATGAATTAAAAATTGAAACAAATGGACAAGAAATGAACTATGATGTTGTTCAAGACAAGATTGTTGACACAGCATTTAGTTTCATTCCAAATGATGAAGCATCTTCAAAAATTAATAATGAATTTGGGGGGAATGTTGCATTTAAAGAAGAAAATCCTGAGTTCATTTCAATTAATCAAGATTTAGGTTTAGAAAAATAAAATGGATTTATTCAATCCACCAAAATTATTCAATTATAATATTATGATAAAAGATTTGGACTTTTCAAAATTTGAAAATCCCATTATACAAGTTGTTTGGGAAGATTTACCAGAAAACTTTACACAAGATAAAATCAAAAGTGTAAAGCATTATTTTTCCAAAAAGTATAATACAACAAACGTTAATGTTTTAACAAAGGCAAAGAACGTTGAAAGTGAAACTATGCAAAGTATTGATGTGTCGGTGAATATTACTGACACACAATACCAACTTGATCTTATTACCAATTACCTTAAATCAAAAGGACATGAAGACAAAACTGATGATGTGTTAAACATCAACAGAATGGTTGAGAATAAGATGTCTGGTGATGAAGAAACTTCAGCACAATTTAAGAAATGGTATATCAGAAATATTGAGTTTTCAAACTTTTTATCATACGGTGAAAATCAAAGATTAAATTTTGATGCGTTGAATGGTATTGTGGTGGTTGAATCTGATCCTCCTAATTTTGGTGGAAAAACTGTATTAACGGTGGATCTTTTAATGTTCTTGTTTTTTAACGAAACAACAAAGACAACAAAGGCCGAAGAAATATTTAACCGATTTTCAAACAAAGACAAAGTTCATGTTAAAGGTGAAATCACAATTGATGGTGAAGATTATGTTATTGTTAGAAACATCGAAAGAAAGATGTCCAAAAAAGGTGAATGGAATGTCAAAACCGAATTGGATTTCTTTAAAAAGTTGTCAGATGGCTCTTTATTAAATTTTACGGGAGAACAAAGAAGGGAAACAGAATCCTTCATTAAAAACTCAATTGGGACAAAGGAGGACTTTTTAATGACGATCCTTACAACAGGATCAAACCTTGAGGACTTATTGGAATCAAAACCAACGGCAAGAGGTCAGGTGTTGTCAAGATTTATGGGTCTTGAGTTTTTGAAAAGAAAAGAAGAGGTTGCAAAAGAAATCTATTCAGAGTTTTCAAAACAAAAAATATCAAATCTATATTCTTCAGAACAATTAAAAAATGATATTGAAACACACCAAACTTCAATCATAGAATTAAAGAATACAATCGCCGAAAGCAAAAAAAGTTTATCTGAAGTTGATGAGGCAATTGTAAAAGGAAAAACATATCGTGATGATATGTTAAAAAGAAAACATACCAACATTGATCAAGAGTTAAGCTTATTAAATCCTGATAAAACCAAAGATGAAATAAAAGAAATTGAACGTGAGAAGTCAGGTTATTTAACAAAAATATCTGAAATCAAAGTCGTTGAACCATCTGAGTTTTACCATGAGGATAAACATGATGAGGTTAAAGAACAATATAACAATGTTTATAAAGAGGTTATTCAAATTGACACTGAAATCGCATCAATCAACAAATTAAAATCTTCCGTTGAAGGTGGAATCAAATGTGAGCACTGTGGAATTGAGTTAATGAACGCAGCAATCACAAATTCGAAAATCGCAGAATTAGATGGACTTATTGTGCAAAAAAACACAAAAACAACACTTATGACGGATTTATCCAACAAAGAACAAAGTTTTGTGAAACTTAAAAAAGAGTTTGATGAATATGAAAAAAATAAGTTGGTTAAAGAGAAATATGAAATCTCGATTGAAAGTTGTGATTTAAAGATCGGTTCATTAAACGATAAGATTAAACGTTGGGAAGAGATACAAGATAAGATTTCTGAAAACCAAAAGATTGATTCGTTGTTGATCAAAGCTGACGTTAGATTAGATGAATTGGAACTTCAAAGAAGAACGATCAGTAATTCAATTTTAACAAACGAGGGATCAATTAAATCACTTGATGAAAAGATTGATAACAACAAAAAAATGATTGTTAAAATTAAAGAGGAAGAAGAGAAAGAAAAAATCTTTAAGATCTATTTGGAACTTTATGGTAAAAATGGAATTTCAAAAATGATTATGAAAACTATGATGCCTTTAATCAATACAGAACTTCAAAGACTTATGGAAGATTCATGTTATTTCAAAATGGAAATAAGAATTAACGACAAGAATGAAGTTGAGTTTATGATGATTGATAATGGAACTGGGGTTGAAAAACTAATGACTTCAGGAAGTGGATATGAGAAAACTTTATCGTCATTAGCGTTAAGAGCAGTATTGACTAAGATATGTAGTTTACCAACTCCCAACCTGGTTGTATTAGACGAAGTCTTTGGTAAAATATCTCCTGAGAACTTAGATATGGTATATGAATTCTTTGTGAAAATTAAGGATTATTTTGAAAAAGTGTTTGTTATATCGCATAATAGCGCTGTGTCATCATGGGGTGACCATGTGGTGAAAATTAAAAAAGAAAATAATTTGTCAAAAGTTTTGTAGATTGAAATATTATTGTTAGATTTGTTTTAATATAGAATAAAATATTATGAAAAAAATAAATGAACACAATGTAGATTGGAATTTAGTTGCAAAAGGTTTTGGGTTAAGTATAAAAGACACAATAGAAATGTTCAATGACGGAAGAATGCTAGGTAGGGTTGGTGAATATATACATAAAAGATCTGAAAATGGTATTAGACAAAATGAAAATTCTTCATTTGATGTTAAAGAATCTGACGGAACTAAAAGTGAAATTAGAAGTATAACAGATAGTGTTAGTTTTGCATCCTCTAAAGAAGTTGGATTTGGTAGAAATGTTACTGAAGAAGGATTTAATGAAAAATTAAATTCTTTAGATAGGTATGTATTAATAGATAAAAGACAAATAGTTGATGGAAAACTTTCATTTATTGAAGTGACAAAAGAAGACATAATAAATTTAAATTTGGGTAAGAACAAATCCATGGCAGCAAATAAATTTTTTAAAATATATGATAGAACTCAATAAAATTTACAATGAAAATTGTTTAAATACCTTGTCTAAAATTCCTAATAATACCATAGATTTAACTGTTACCTCACCACCTTATGATGATTTACGATCATATAATAATTATGTTACCGGTAAAAAAACAGAATTTAATGGATATTCTTTTGATTTTGAAAATATTGCAAAAGAACTTTTAAGAGTTACTAAAGAAGGTGGAATTTTAGTTTGGGTTGTGGGTGATGGAACGGAGAAAGGTAGTGAAACAGGAACATCTTTTAGACAGGCATTGTTTTTCAAAGAAATTGGATTTAATATTCATGATACTATGATTTATATGAAAAATAATTTTTCAAATCCATCTTCAAATAGATACCATCAAATTTTTGAGTATATGTTTGTTTTATCTAAGGGTAAACCAAAAACATTTAATTCAATAAAAGATCGAAAAAATGTTTATGCGGGACAAGTAGGTAGTTGGGGAAAAAATACCTCAAGACAAGTAGATGGGACCATGATTGAACGGAAGAAAAAAATAATACAAGAATATGGTCAGAGATATAACGTTTGGACATATAAAACATCAAAAAATGGTCAAGAAGATGAAATTGCATATAAACATCCCGCAATATTTCCGATACAACTTGTTAAAGATCATATAATAAGTTGGACAAACCCAAATGATTTGGTTTATGATCCATTTATGGGAAGTGGAACAACGGCAAAAGCCGCAATTCAAACAGAAAGAAATTTCTTAGGTTCTGAAATATCTGAAGAGTATTTTAAAATTTCACAAAAAAGAATTGGATAATTTGTAACAAATCCCAACTTTATTCGTATATTTGTAGAACAATTAAAAACACACATATGAATTACTTACTTTTTGCATATTACAACGACACAGTAGAAAACACAGAAGAAAAGACACAAGAAATCGGAACCAAATTAGCGGAACACATGACTAGCGGTCAAGTTAAGTTCATGTATGGTGAAAGACACGCAATTTTCCATTTCGCATACAAAGGAGATTTTCAAGACGTTTCAGATGTAATGTTTTTTATCAATGAAGAACTTGAAGGGTTTGAATACTTCATTACAAAAAAATCAAAAGATTACTCTTCAAACTTTGATGAAGACAACCTAAATCATTTAATGTCGTTAAGAAACACAACACCAAAAAAACGTAAGCCAACACCACCAAGATTGAGAACAAAAGATCTAAATGGTGAAGACACATTTATGGACCTTTCTGATTTATTTTTACATTTCAAAAAACCAAATGTTTGTAATCTAACTCTTGATGAATTACTTGATAAGATTAGCGAACAAGGTATGGAATCGTTATCTGAAATCGAAAAAGAAAAATTAGAAGAATACTCAAAATCACTTTAAAACAAATATATGAAGGACAAAAACACAGGAGCACCTATTAATCAGGAGGAAATTTCGCATTACCTTAAAGACATTAGAAAAATTAAGGTAATGACCGCAGAACGGGAGCGTGAGCTGGCTAAAAAAATGAAGTCAGAAGATACGCCAATGTCCGAAAGACGAAGAATCGAACAAGAGTTAATTGAAGGAAATCTTCGTTTTGTTATTACGGTGGCAAAACAATATCAAAATCAAGGTCTTGATTTATCAGATCTAATTGCTGAAGGAAATCTTGGTCTTATGAAGGCCATTAAAAACTTTGATTGGAACAAAGATCTTCGATTTATATCTTACGGGGTGTGGTGGATCAAACAATCAATCATCCAGTCTTTAAATGATAATTCAAGAACTATTCGACTACCAGTCAATGTTGTTCAGGATCTTCAAAGAGCAAAAAAAGAAGTTGAACAATCAGGTAAAAAACTTGAAGACAAGTTTGCATCACTACCTTCAATGATAGACTTAGATATGAATATCAATGAAGACGGAGATACATTATTGGATATGATTTCAAATAAGGACGCAGAATTACCTGATGCAGTATTTGACACCAAAGACATTTTAAAAGATAAAATGTTAAAACTTCTAAACGTATTGGATGATCGTGAAAAGTCGATTGTTGGTGATTACTTTGGTCTAACAGGAACTCCAAGAACATTGGAAGACATCGGTTCTGATTTTGGTCTTACAAAGGAGCGTGTTCGTCAGATCAAAGAAAAGGCTCTTCGTAGACTTAGAAATGATTCTTCAGAGTTATTTGATTATCTATAAAAAAGTTTTGGCAGTTTAAAAAAAACACTTATCTTTGTATCACAAACAACGGGTAAAGGTCAGAATGATATCTAACTGACTGGATGAGTAGAAGTGGCTTGGGATTAAAGAATCTTAAGTTGATAGGAAAATGGGAAACGATTAAGATACTAAATAACTATCCTACTCAATCCACCCAAAAAAAAATATTTAAATTGAAAAAAAAAGTTTTGGTAATTTAAATATTTCTATTATCTTTGTATCACAAACGACGAAAGATATAGTCAATCAAGTTTGTCGGGAAGCTTACTCCTGGGGTCGTAAGTCGTCGTGACACCGCGGTTAGTGTGTCGGGTTTAAATTCCTCGAATCGGACCGAAAAATTAAAGGGTGAGTTTTCTCACCCTTTTTGTATTTATATTATATGAATTTATTATCTGTTTTAAAAAATATTGTATTATCTGAAACAAGAAAACAGAAATATAGAGGAACAACCCTATTTTCTAAAATTATTGATAATAAATTAATTCAATTAAAATCAACTCATCACCAAAGAAAAGAAAGATTTGGTAAAGAAAGTTATGACGACTTAGTTGATATGTATAATGAATATCTTGAAACAAGAAAATCTAAGTTTGAGCAACCACCCAGATTTGCAGTCCCTGATTCAATGATAAAGGATCTGTTTGAAAATAGTTTAGATAAAATTTATAATTCTTTTGAGACCGAAAAACCTGAAAACGACCAAATTATTTTTGTAAAAAAAAGAAATAATAATGAAGACAACGAGCATTTCAAATACGTTGAAATTTTAATAAATAAAGATGGTAATTTTTTTAATATAATAACATCTGCATTTTCAAAAGACGGGCAATTTCTAAAAACAAAAAAAGAAGAAAAAAAATCTAAAAGAGTAACTTTGGAGTTTTATAATAAAGAAAAAATAACTATTATTTATCTTTAAGGGTTGAACCGAGATTACCCTTACAACTCGGCGGAATGGGACACGAAGCTCCCTGGGTGAAAATCCCCAATTCTATCTATACGGTAGAATGAAACTACACTCCCTCATCGGCGCCGGTGAGGGTTTTATTTTTTATAGAGTTTATATTTCAAACCTATTCAGTTATTTTGATATTTATATTATAAAAGAAATTAAATGAATAGAAAATTATTACCCTGGTTATTGTTATTTTGTGCGTTAGGTCTTTCGGGAACTGCGGCTTATTATAGTGTTTATGGTTTATCCATCATATTTTCAGGGGTTGCAATTCCTGTAATCATCATGGGTAGTTTTTTGGAAGTATCCAAATTATCAATTGCCACTTATCTTCATAATAGTTGGAAAAACATTTATGGATCGTTAAAGATCTATTTAACTTTTGCAATTGTAATCTTATCGATTCTAACATCTGTTGGTATATACGGACTTTTATCTACAGGATTTCAAAAAAGTATTGCAGGACTTGAGATTCAAAACAAAAAAATTGAAAACATCGAAGTAAAAAAGAAAAGGTTCGAACAAATCAAAAAAGAAACTCAAAAAGAAAAATCCGTTTTAGATAAAGACATAACAAGTCTTAGAATGGCACTTTCAACAAATACCACAACACAATCTGTTGATAGACAAACGGGAATTGTTATTACTAGAGCAAATAATCAAAATAGAAGATCTTTTGAAACCCAATTAAAAATTGCTCAACAGAATAGAGATACTTTATCAAAAAAAATAGATAACATAAATGATAGTATTACAAGTTTGGATACAAAGATCTTGGATATGGCATCAAAAGAAATTGAGTCTGGTGAGTTAGGATCTATTAAATATTTAAGTGAGATCACAGGATGGAACATTAAAACAACTGCCAACTTTTTTATTCTAACTTTAATATTCGTATTTGACCCATTGGCAATCGCTCTTGTTATATCCACAAATCAGGCATTCATTGCTTATAGAAGAAAAAAAGAAGAGGAAGAGGAAACTAAACCGGTTATTGAAGAAATTTTTGAAGAGGATGAAATTGAAATACCTGAAAGTTATTTAACACATCATACACCCCAAGTTGAACCCGAAGTAATTGAAACAATCGTTGAAGTAGAAAAGATCGTTGAAGTTCCCGTAGACAGAATTGTTGAGGTTCCTGTAGAGGTAATTAAAGAAGTTGAGAGAATCGTTGAGGTTCCCGTTGATAGATTGGTTGAAGTTGTTCGTGAAGTTCCCGTAGATAGAATTGTTGAGGTTATTCGTGAGGTTCCTGTTGAGGTGATCAAAGAAGTGGAGAAGATCGTTGAGGTTCCTGTTGAAGTTGAAAAAATAATTCATGTTCCTGTTGAGGTAATCAAAGAGGTAGAAAAGATTGTTGAAGTTGAAAAAATCGTTGAGGTAATCAAAGAAGTTGAAAAGATTGTTGAGGTTCCCGTTCAAATTGAAGAACAAAAAGAGAATAGTGTTGACTCTTCTGAAGAAAATGTTAGAGTTTTATCTTATAAAAAATAAAATATGGATATTATTGAATCAAAATTTGATGTTGACTATTCACACGTAGATAAAAAAACACAAATAATTTTGATTCATACCTCAAGACCATTGATTGATTTCATGGTGTCATTAAAACATCGTTTTTTAGGTAAACCACCAAGATTACCACATTATTTAATATCAAGAGATGGGAAAATACTTCAAACTCTTGATGACAACATGGATAGTAATTATTTCAATAGTGTCACAATTAACTACAAATCTATTGTCATTAGTTTAGAAAATTTAGGTTGGTTAGAAAAAGTTCCTCTAAGAAAGTATCACATTAATTGGATTGGCAATATTTATAAAGACAAAGTGGTGGAGAAAAAGTGGAGGGATAATTATTTTTGGCAACCTTATACTGAAGTTCAATATGAAAAAACTGCAGAACTTTGTAGAGAATTGTCAAAAAAACATAACATAAATTTAAATTTTGTTGGACATAATACAAAAATAAAAGGGATTGAAACTTTTATGGGTATTATAACAAGAGCAAATTTTGATTCAAATGTTACGGATTTAAGTCCGGCATTTGACTTTGAAAAGTTTAATAAATTATTGAAAAATGAATAACTACGAAGAAATAAAAAATTTAATTGAAGCATCAAGAAGGGCTCTTTCTAAAAATATTAATGAAAGTTCAAAAAAACAAATCAGAAAACAATATGGTTTATTAATTGAACAAAAAGAAGAAGAAGAAGAAGTTGATTTTGAGATTGACGCTGAAGAAACTTTTGATGATAAAAAACCAAAAAAAGATTCTGATGAAATCGGAAAACCAAAAGACAAACAAAAAACATATAAAATTCAAGGTAATTTGTTGGTTTTAAACGGTAAAACAGAGGCTGACATCCAATTAACAACAGATGAGAAAAATGCGTTTGTTGAAACCGTTGATGAATTTAGAACTGAAGTCGCTGAATTGGCGGAGTTTGATAAGTTAAAAGTTTACCATGATAATGTTGAATGGTCAGGTAAAATTTTGGAGTTAGATTTGGAGTTTTTCTACACTATTAAAGAACCAAATGGAATCTATATCAATGGTGAAATGATGAAATTGGATGAGAAATATTTGGAGATGATTCCCAAGATTCAATCATTCTACGAAAAATTTAAAAATAAATGGAGTAAAATTGTCTCATCAAGACTTGAAGATTAATGAAGGACTTTTTTGTATATAATTGGAAAACAATCACTCTTACAATATTGGGGGTGATTTTTGTGTATTTATTAGTTCGAGTTTTTACACCAACACCAGATCATAGTGAATTGAATAAATATAAGTTGGAACAAATTGATCAAAAGGTTAAGGATATTGAAAAACTTCAAAAGGATATTAAAGATTCTATAAAATTATATAGATCACAAATTAAAGATATTGATACAAAAATTACTAAAATTAAATTACAACGAAACGAAATTAATAATTACTATACTATCAAGGAAGACGAAATTAAAAGTGCGGACAAGAAAAAAATCGATAGTTTGTTTAAAAAAAGATATAACTTTTAATATGAAAAAAAATATATTACTTATCATTTTCACTTTTTTGTGTTTAGGGTTTCTTTCACAAAAGAATAACTCTGACACTTCTCAAATGTGTATTCCTTATCCTGTGGCAAAACAAATACTATTAGATTTAAATAACTACGATAAGTTGCAAGAGGTTGTAAAAACTTATAAAGAGGAGATTTATGAACTCAACAAAAAAACACAAATTCTACAAAAAGAAAACGATTCGTGGGAAAAAGAAGATAGTCTTAATAGAGAAATAATTAGTGAAAAAAACAAAGCAATTGAAATCATCAAAGAAGAGAATAAAGGTCTTAGAGAAGAAAATAAAAGAATCAAAACTAAAAATACTTTATATAATATAATCTCTGCGGTAATCATAGCACCATTAACCTACATAGCACTTTTAAAATAATGGCACTGACACAAACAGATAAGAATGAAATTGAAGTGATGATCAGAAAAGAAATAAAAAGTTTTCTTGACTCCAACACGTCTAAACAATTTGAAGATAAACTAATGGATAAAATATCCACAGAACTTCAAAGAGGAAAATATAAAAATCACGTAAAAGACATTGTCATAAAATCTTTTCAAGAATACTTTAACATGATGTATCATCAAAAAGGATATTGGGAGTCTAAATTTAGAAACATGTAATGGAAGATATAATACAAAAACTTCAGTCAGGTTTGGTTAGTGGTGGTGTTAGGCCGAAACAAAGATACGAAATCAATAAACTGATTGATGCTGAAATGAAAGAAGGTAAAAACAAAAAAAGAGATTATTTAAGTTTTTTAAAAGACGAAGACGATCTTCTTCAGATTTATAACTTGATAAAAAATAAAAAATTATCAAATAACCAAATCAGAAAAAAAATTAAAGAGTTTTTAAATGACCCTGAAGACTTGAATGATTTTTTAAAATCAATTTTATCTGAAAAAGGAAAAAAAGAAGAAAACACTGAAGCTACAGGTGCAGGATCTGCGGGTGGATATTCTATGCCATTATTCTCAACAACAAAGGGTGATATTACAAAAAATGTAAAAACAGTAAGAGAAAGTTTAGATGTGGAAGATTCTGAATTGAAAAAAACTGAAACTAAAGAAGCCACGACATCGGCGTCTTCAGGACAATATTCACAACCCGCAATTTGGGCAAAATCACTAAAGAAAAAAGATTTTGCTGGTTATAAAAAACCACTATACAAAGGAGGAAAATTTGTTCAAGTAAAAAAGAAATGTAAAACGTTCCCGTATTGTAATCAAGGTGATATTGGATCTTTAAACATTTTTGAAAATGAATCAGTAAAAAGTGCGGTTGACAGTGTCTCGAAAAACTATGGGTTGGATAAGAACTACATTTTCGAATTACTTTATCAAGAAATGACTAAAACAAAATAATAAGATATTTATAAAATAAAAAGAAAAATGAATCAAAAACAATATATCCGATCAAGATTTGAAAAAATACTTAAAGAAAGTATTCACGAAAAAGCAGAATCTATTATGAATAGATTGAACCTTAAAAAGGAAACAGATTTGTATGACACAAACGAGTTTGATTATGTTCAAGAGGGTGAAACATGTGAACAATGCGGTTCATCAGAAGTGACAGAAAAAGAGTGTATGGAATGTGGTTGGAAGGGTTCATCTGAAGTTATGGAATTTGAAGATGATATTGACTATGGTAATACTAAATATGGTTTAGGTGATGATGACGATGAAGAATTCGTAAATTATGATGATATTAATTATGACGATGAAGAAGAATATTATCCTGAACTAAGAATGCCTCGTGACATGCCATCATACAAAACTAAATATAGACATAGTGATGATGAAGAAGAAATAACAGAAAAACTTCATGGTAAACAACGTAAATTAGACAAAAACAAAAATAATAGGATTGACTCCGAAGATTTCAAAATGTTAAGAAAACAACAAGATGAAACAGAACAACTTTATGAAGTAGAGTTTGAAAAAGAAGTAGGAGAAGGTGAAACTGATGAAAGTAAAGAATTCGCCTATGCCGCTATGATGGCTAAAAAGAAAGGTAAAAAAACTTTTGAGTTGGATGGGGAAACATTTGACGTTAAAGAATCTTACATGAGAAAAAAATCAAAAGTTAATGAAAGTATTCTATTTACTGAAACAGACTTAATCGATTTTATCGAAAAAATCGTAAACGAAGATAAAAAATTCAGAAAATCAGAACCTAAAGGTTTTAGAGAGTATGAAAGAGTTCACAAAGCAGACAAGAAAGAAAATGAAAATTATTTGAAAAGTGTTGCTAAAAAAATGACTGATTATTTGAAAGGTATGAACGACGAAAGTTCAAAATATGAGATGAAAGAAACTCAAAAATTCCCAACTGAAAATGGTGGATTAAAAAAGGGTAATAGAAAAAAATACACACCATCGGATGCAGTCGATGAATACATTGATGCTTTTTCATATCCAGGTCAAACTAATTTAGTTTATGATGAAATAAAACCTAATGAGGAGTGGATAGAAGATTTATTAAAAGGATCTTCAAGAACAGGAAACGCTCAAGTTGACAAAGATGGAAATGCTTTAGGTAATGTAGTTCCAAGTAAAACAGGAGAAAAGTTCTTTAAAAATTATAAAGACAATCTCTATGGTCAAGAACAACAAGAAGCATCTTATAAAAGACAACCACAACCTGTAGACCAAGCTGGCGAACACACTGAAAGAGGATCTTTAAAATCAAGAAAAGGAAAAAAGACTTCACAATCAGTTCTAAATAAGTTAGAAGAAAATGTAAATGAGAAAGAAAGTAAAAAGTTGAACGAAGAGTTTGATAGAATTCAAGATTTAATGGGATACAATAGAAAAACTCAATAATTTACAATAAAATACCTTAACCTATATTATCCATAGTTAGTAATGACTATGGATAATTTTTTTAACTATATCACCAAAAATTTAAATCCTGAAGACGTTGATACGTGGTTTAGGGCTAATAATATAATTTCTGAAAAAATGGAGTTGTATTATGATTTTTCCTATAGTCTACATCTACTAATTAAAAGCACATATTTAGGGTCAAAAAATGAAAAAAATGAAACCTTAGTTAAAATGACTAATGAGGATGATATTAATCATTTTGATTGGTGTTGGAAAAAAACAGTAGAGAACTTTAAAAAAGAAAGTATTATCTTCAGAATGGATGGAGATCATTACAAATACTTTTTTACTTTATTTGATGAAATATTCTATAAACAAGAAAAGGAACAAATTAGAGAATCAATAGACGTTTTTTTTAACGACTTGTTTAACAAAGACAAACCATTTACACAAGTTGATTTAGACCTTATTTATAACATATATAAATCTTTGGATAATAATCTTATTATCTAAACTTTACTAATATAATATTGAATAGTATTATTTAGTGAAATAAACTATAATTTTTAATAACAAATGGAAACATTAGAGAAAATTAAAGAGCTTACTGAACAATTGAGCTTAGATGTAACAAAGTTTTATTCTGGAAACAAAAGTGCCGGAACAAGAGCAAGAAAATCATCTCAAGATCTTAAAACTCTTTTACAACAATTAAGAAGCGAAATTCTTGAAGAAAGAAAAAAATGATTATGATTAGTTTGGATATTTTTTCCCTTTTTATTTTTATCCTTTCAACACTTTATGTGATGAACGGAATTTTTAGAATTATTAAAAACATTTTAAGTCAGAACCCTTCTGAAATGAGATACTCAATTTGGGAAAAAATATCCAACTATTTTTTCATCACTTATCTAATAACCTATATTTTAACAAAATATCTATAATATGTATAACGAACTCAAAGATATATTCGAATATTTAGTTTCAGTTAGAAAACTAAAAAATTATTTAACTGTAGACATTGAATTTCCTAATCATTGGAAAATCCCAAAAAAATATGTTCAAGAAGACAAAATAATTGAAAATCAAAAAGTGAATGAAAACAAAAGATTTTTTTCATTTGTTAGTGAGTTTAATGAAAATGTTTTAAACAAAACCGTTGAAAACATTAAAAATATTATAGCATATAATAAAGAAATTGAAATGAAAGAAAGTTTATTAAAACAAAAAATTGATGAACTTAAAAAGATTTTTGAAAAGGAAAAGTTAGAAAGTTTACAATTATTAAAATTTGATATTTTTGAAGAAAAATTAGACGATGGAGAAGAAATTATTGACACGAGAAGAACAAGCGGTGGGTTGGTTGAAGAGTGAAATGGAAAAAGATAACAAAGAGCTTGAAAATGAGAAAAAACGAATCATTGACTCATTGAAACAAATTAAAAAGGATGAAATTATACCAACAAAAGAAGAGTTATCATTATGGAAGAGGATAAAAAGAGTGTTGATGGGATCTTAGAGAACATTGCCCTTATCACCGATGGACTACAGTCATTGTTTCCTGATGGAAAGATGATATGTGTCTACGAACTCAATAATGACGATTACAAAAAAGTCCAAACTAATTTTAGAAAAATTGATCACCAACATAAAAGGTTTTCAATTGATATTTCTGGTGTGGAACATGTTTTTATTCACGAAGATTACCAAACACCATTACCCAAAGAAGAGGTTGAGATCCCCAAAAAAACTTTAAAAGAGAAGTTATCTTCTTTCTTTAAACGTAGTTGATTTCCGGTATAAGATTTTCTTATCTATACCCATACCATTTAACAAATCATATAAATATTTTTTTTGTTCTTTAGAACTTTCACTAACTAAAATGGTGTCCGATCTATTTTGAGAAATCATATAGTTAGATAATGACATTAGAAATCTTTCCGATTCAAATTCATTTTTCAAAGAAAACAAATTAACATCACTATCATTTTGAAGGACTATCTTGTTATTTAAACAAGAAATAAGTTTAATTGAATTTTTTGATAGATACTTTTTTATAAAAAAATCAACAGAAATCTTTTTATTTAAAGATACGTCAAACAACATCTCTTCAAGTTTATAGTTTGAAATTTTTATAATCTTATATTCAGGATCGTCAATTTCAACTTTAACTTGTCTACCCATATTGTCTTTAACAAACAACGAATCAAAGTTGGAATCAGTCTTTTCTAATAAACCAAGTTCAAATACACATTCTTTTGTGTTTTCAATTTTTTTATCAAAAATAACAGACTCGTTGTTTTTCAATAAGTTATTATAAAATTCATTACACCTTTCAAATGTCTGAAACTTATTGATTATTTTTTTTCTTTCTTTATTTTTAAACAATACTACTAAATAGTTCATATACAAAATATACCCTTTTTAATAAATAAATGAATAATGAAAACTTTTATGACGTTTTAGGTGTTAGCGAAACCGCAACACAAGATGAAATCAAAAAAACGTATCGAAAATTAGCAAAAGAAAATCATCCCGATATTGGTGGAAATGAAGACCTGTTTAAAAAAATATCATCGGCTTATGATGTATTGGGTGATGAACAAAAAAGACAACAATACGACCAACAAAGAAAAAATCCATTTGGTGGAGGAGGGTTTAACTTCAACGAAATGTTTAATGACTTATTTGGTCAAAAACAAAGACCGCAAAATCGACAAGCTCACGTTACAAATATCACCGTCAATATTGGTGTTTTGGATTCTTATTTATCAAAAAAACATAACCTAACTTATAAAAGACAAACTAAATGTGATCCTTGCAATGGATCAGGTGGTGATAAGAGAACCTGTGTGTCTTGCAATGGATCTGGTGTGATTTTAAGACAATTTGGATCAGGAATGTTCACCCAAGTTGCACAATCGGTTTGTGAGTCATGTCAAGGTAAAGGTCACATTTTAATAAATGCTTGTTTTTTATGTTCTGGTGTTGGATCAAGACCTGAAATGAAAACAATTGAAGTGGGACTTCCACATGGAATTGATAATGGACAATTTTTAAGATTATCTCAAATTGGTGATTTTAAAAATGGAATGTATGGTGATCTAATAATTAGAGTTGATCTAAAACCACAAAACGGATTCAACAAAGTTGGAAATCATTTGGTGTATGATTGTTTTATGAATATTGATGAGTTAAAAAGTGGGACAATAACCATTCCACATCCTGAAAGTAGTTTGAATATTAAACTACCAAAAAACATTGACACGTCAAAACCTTTAAGAGTGAAATCAAAAGGATTCAAATTAGATAGTGTTGGTGATTTAATTGTAAATCAGTTTGTTAAATTTGATCGGGATTAAAAAAGGGAGATAATGTCTTTAATAAACGATACAATACCGTATACGCCAAAAAAGAAAAATATCCCACCAAAAAATAAAACAAATCTTTGGGTATTTTTAACTTGTCTACTATCTTCACAAGCTTTACACTTAACTTCTGTTGCTTTTTGTTCTTCCATACCTATAATTTAATTACTATTCAGTTGAAAATAAATAATAAAAAAACTATAATTATATCATGTTGAGCTATATCGGAGGTAAGAGTAAAATTGGTAAATGGATTGTTCCATTCTACGACAAAAATATGGAGGTCTATTTAGAGACTTTCGGAGGAATGTTTTGGTGTTTTTATAATATGGACCTAAAACAATTTCCTAATTTAAATAAAGTGGTTTATAACGACTTTAACCCACTAAACTATAACCTATTCAAGTGTGTTCAAAACCCAACTGAATTGTTAAGAGCAATCAACTCAATTGATTGTCAAAAACAAGGTGAGGATCTTACACCTGAAATATACAAACAACAATTTATCAGTTTTCAGGCTGAAGTTTTTAATGAAGGTTTCAGCGTAGAACCTGGCGATTATGAGGTGGCAGCCAAATACGTTTATATTCTAACACAAGTTTTCAGTGGATCAAAACCTGAAACATCTAACTTTATTGACCTTAAAGGAAAATACAAATCAAAATATCTTACGTTTAGAGATAAGTTATCTAAACCTGATTGGGTGGATCACTTTTTAAAGATTACTGATGTTGAAAATATGGATTTTGCAGATGTGATTAATAAGTATGACTCACCATCGACTTACATTTATTTGGATCCACCGTATTGGAAAACTGAAAATTATTACTCCAACCACGACTTTGATCGTCAAGACCACGAGAGATTGGCAAATGTATTACATGGAGTTAAAGGTAAGTTTTCATTATCTTATTATGACTTTGAACTTCTTCACCAATGGTTCCCCGAAGATCAATACACTTGGGTTAAAAAAGAGTTTGCAAAAGCAGCTTCCGCCAAGAAAGGTGAGAAACAAAATATGGGGGAAGAATTATTGATTATGAATTATTAATTTTTTACTATTTACGAATATTTATTAATAAAAAAATTATTATGTCACTTAGATTCACTAGTCTATTACGAGATCTTATTGTTGAAAGTTCAAGATTTCAAGTATTATTCGATAAGTTCGTAAAACCAAAGGAAAGAGGTCAAAGAGGTATTATGCCTTTTGAAACATTATTCGCACTTATCGCAGCCGACCCAACCACAAAAATTCCAGAAGGAATGGATATTGATAATGTTAAACCTGAACAAATGGAAAAGGTTAAAATTGGAAAATATGCTCAGTGGTTATTAAAAAACTTTGTAACACCTAAGTTACCGGCAGATCACCCATTAATGATTACTGATCCACAATCAGGTCAATATAAAGCGGCATTAAAGTCATTCCAAGACCTTTTCATGGAAGACTTATATAAAGTCACAACAAACCTTCAAAAGTTTGAAAGATTCAAAAATAGATTACCTCAAGAGTTTAGAGATATTAATAAACTAACTCCTGAGACTTTATATGATCAAGTTAAAGATTTCAGTTTAGAAAAAACTAAGGCAACTGCCGCTGAGAAAAAAGAAGCATCTCAGACATTTGCTCACCCTGGGGCTGACATCGTTTATAGAGGTCAAGATTGGACGGTTGCTAAAATTTCAAACACAGGACCATTAGGAAAAGAGGCCGCTTGTTTCTACGGTGGATCACATAATGAGGCAAGAAGAGGAGAAACCAATTGGTGCACCTCATCACCAGGATATACTTGGTTTGAAAGATATATTGCTAAAGGACCTTTATATGTTGTAATTCCAAACACACCAACAACTTTCAAAACTTACGGAAAAGAAACTGGTGAGGTTTCAGGACTTCCAGCAAATCGTTATCAATTCCACTTCCCTGATAATCAATTCATGGATGCTGACGACAGACAAATCAATTTAATTGAGTTCTTAAATACAAATGAAGAAGGGTTAAAACAATTCTTCAAACCTGAATTCATGAAGTCATTGGCGGGTGATAAAGGGGAAAAAGTTGTTATCGACTACCCAAGTGATTCGGCATCTAAGTTTATTGCACTTTACGGATTTGATGAATTTTTTGCTACTCTTCCTACAACATTAAAAAGACTTACATTTAAAAATACATCAAGAGACAAGATCTCACTTAATATTCCTAACGACATTGGAAGATTCAAACAACTAAACGCAATTAACTTCGTTGGATGTGTCGCATCTCTACCTGAAGCGATCTGTGGTTTAGAAAACCTACAATATTTATCGTTAGTTAATAATCCTGATTTACAAATGTTACCTGAATGTATTGGTGATATGCCAAACCTTATGGTTTTAAACTTAGGAGGATCTAATCCACAACAAGTTCTACCACAATCAGTGTTCAGAAGAGCTGAAGAGGATGAAGACTTCAACTTATTTACACATAGTTAATATCAAATTAAATAAAAACATAACCCCCCTTCTTTCTTTTGATCGGGGGTTTTTTGTTTTACAAAGTATTTATCTTATATGAAAATCATTGTAACCCAACATCAACTTGATTTAATCAACGAAACTTATAAAAGGGATCGTTTTGATGCTAAGTATGAGGACGAATATCCGAAGTATAAGAAGTTGTTTTTAAAGACCATTTCTAAAGATGTTAAAGGTTGGGGTGAATGGCCAGGATCAATTTATCTAATGAACGAAACTGGGGAACCTTTATTTGTATATAGAATACCATCAAAAACCGTATATTACGATTATTCAATAGATAGAGACATGGAAGAATATATACCTTACCATATAATATCAAGACATTTAAAAAATGCAGTTTATGATTACTTTAAAGGACTTTTTCCTGATATTGAAATAAAAGAGGTAAGTGGGGCTAATATTGGATAGTTATGAAAATAATAATATCTGATAACCAATATGGTCTTATTAAAGAATCTTACCGAAATAAAGGTATTGGTGCGGTTATTAAGTATTGGAAAAAAGAGTTAGAAAAAGGTAACAAAATTAGATTTGATAGAGATGAACTTGAATTTTGGGGTATAACCGAATTTACCGATAAGTTACATGCTCAAACAGAATTTCAAGAATTAGTTGGGGATGAGGTATTTGTTAAAAAATTTATAAATACATTAAAAAACAAGAAATTCTCGACAAAAGATTTTAGTGAGAGATCAGTTGGTGGTTATGATTTTGAGTGGGAAATCACTAATATGGAATATAGAGATTATGATGTTTTTCTATATGGAAAAACTTTACCTGGAGGTTCCGTTACTCTTATGGAGGATGGAAGACATCTAACCTTAGATGAGGCTTTGCAAGATGAAGATATAGGTTGGGAAATCCAAGAAGAAGTTAATGATGTTGTTCAAGATTGCATGAATGAAATAATTTTACCTGTTACAGGATATGATGTAACGGTTCCTTTGGTTACTATTTATTAGAAATGAAAATAATAATTACAGAATCACAATTAAAAACTATAACATTTCAAAATGCGGTTGATATGGCTTGGAAAGACATTGCTGATAACATAAAAGAAGAAGATTATTATGATGAAGGTGGATATGGAGATAATTACGAAGCAATCACAAAAATTGATGTGGTAACGGCATACAAGACTGATAATGTTGTTGAGTTAGGAATAATTATTTATATAGATACAATTTTTGACACATTTGATGTTGGTGACTATTTGTGGGACTTGAAATTAAATTTGGAAAACTATTTGGGAAAAAATAATTTTAAATTTAAACTACTCAATGTTATAAACGAAAATCCAAGAACTGATTGGTAATGAAAATAATAATTACAGAATCTCAGAAAAAAAAACTAATGAATGATTTTATGAAATCACTCGTAGATGATACCTTAGATGAAAATGAACCTTCTTATCTTGATTCTTATATTGTTATTTGGGATAAAACTGATGTTTGGAACATTGATAACGAGCCGTTTATTGAATATGATAAATCTGATGGTAGATTGTGGATATCAAAAAAATATTTAAACAACTTAGAATCTTGGTTCCCAATCAAAAAAGAAAAAGTGTTAGATATGATTAAAAACTCTTTTGAAAATAAATTTAATGTTGATGTAAAATATATCGAAGCGGGGTCATGAAAATAATAATTACAGAATCACAATATAACAAACTGACCGAAGATAACCTTCGAAAACTTTGCTATACGGTATGGAATAAACAAAAAAAGATGGGTGAAGAACCACATCTTGATGATGTTATCTATGATATATCTGAAATTAGAAAAAATACAAACGAAGACTTCCAACTTATTAGACCCATTTGGTATGAATACAACGGTGGTTTTAGAAATTTGGTTGAAAAACTAAAAAATGAAATTGAAGATAAAACATATGATCTGAAAAGTAGTTGGGGTAATCTTGACACAAGAATTGAAGTTATTGAAGTAACCCCGTTTGGTAAATTAGGAGAAAACTTTGGGGTTGACATATTTGTGTATGTTGATGATCAAGGAACGATTAATTTCAATATGTATGAAGAAGGTACCGATAATGAAATTGAGGTAAATGACACAATAGAAGCGGCTTATTTTGAAGCTCAATCTAATTATGAAAGTAGTGATCTTCTTGGTTACTTAAGAGGAGAAGTTTATGATCTTTTTTATAAAAAATTAGAAAAATACGGCATCCCAATTGATGTGGATGTTGACCTAAAAGAATTATAATCATATAATTATTATCACTATGGGACCAATCGAAAAAAAAATCTTAGAATTATCTAAAACGGAAGGACTTTCTGAAGAAACAAAGTTGGCTTTAACTATAATTAAAAATCAAGTCAAAGAAGACGAGAAACGAATTGTTAATGAAGCTTATCACAAAGGGTTTTATGATAAAGAAATGAATAGAAAACCTTCTTGGAACTACTTTGATAGTAAATACAAATGTTATTTTTCAAATACCACATTTGGCCAAATCAAATAATTTTCATATCTTTGTGGTATGGAAGACTTAAACAAACTCGAATTACCCGAAATTAAATCACTTTGCAAACAATATGGTATTAGTGTTGTTGGTGATAAAAAAACTTTAATTAAAAAACTTAAATACTATTTGGATCCTGTTGAAGATGTGTTAAACACGCATCCTGGAAGAAAATTACCAAAGGGTAAAAAAATTGTTGGTGTTAAAGTTGATAATCAAGAGAATATAAATAATGTTTTAAGAAAAAAAGGACAATTTATGTATTATTCTTTGGGTCATCAATATTATATGGTGCCAGAATAAAAAACCTTGATATTTATAATAAAAAAATATCTATGAAAAATAAATTAAATGAAGAATTAAAGGATATTAAATATCTTTTTAATTACAATAGAGGTCGTGTAATTTCTGAACAAGAAAGATTTGACGATAAAGAAGAATTCGTAAATTATGATGATATCAATTATGATGATGAAGAAGAATTCGTAGATTATGAGGATATTCACTCTAGAACTTCTGAAGAAAGTGACGATTTTTATCCTAGAACTCCTGAAGCAAGTGACGATTTTTATCCTAGAACTCCTGAAAAAAGAGAAAGGGATATGAGAGACATAGATATGGAAATTGATGAAGAAATGGATTTACCTGTAATGTTACCGGGAACAAAAGAAAAAGAAAGAACGAAGGTAACTCCTGGAACTAAACCTAAAACAACACCTAAAACTCCTTATAACCCAAAACCTGGACCAAAACCGGATCCTAAAGCAGGAAGAAAAGGAAAAGGTCATATACCAAATTGGCTAACATTCAATAAACTTGGAATCGATTTGAAATAAAATGAGAAATATTAGAAAAAAATTATATACTGAGGGTATATCCAAAAAAGAATTATTAAACTTAATGGAAGCCCCAATCGACTACGAAGGACCTGAAAGGATGGCCGGAGATGTCGAGAGAAAGATTACAGGAAAACAAACACCGTTTCATAATTTTCCTGCTATGCCAGAAATGGATAGAGACTTTATTGAGTTAATATCTTCTAAAAGATTCAAGGACTCAGTTGATAAAGTTAGAATGGCAATGGGAGATACAAGAACCATTCAAGGATCAAACGCTCTTATGCAGTTGATGGGAACCGTAGGTCAAGCGATGCAAAGACTTATAATGATCCAATCACAAAACAAAGAAGAACTTGAAGCACTTGCAGTTAAACTTGTTAAAGATGAATTGGGTATTCCTGAAGGAGCGATGCAATTCGATGCTCAACTTGTAATGCAACCTATGGGTGCTGCTGAAGGAATGAAAAGTGAGCCTGAAATGCCAAGTGAAGAAGAAGTTGAAGAACTTATGGGAGACATTGAAAACTTTAACTTGGAAAGAGCAAAAAGAAGATTTATCAATTCATTAATTCAAGGAGCGGCTTTTAAAGGTGGTCATATGTATGTTATGGTTAGAGATGAGATTAACGACATTAATCCACAATTAATGAATCTATACGCAGTAACTCAAGCTTTAATGGAACACGCTTATTGGATATTTCCTGATATGGAAGGAATGGCCGGAGGTGGTGGTGGTCAAATGGGACAATCTGAATTTGACCCTGAAACAGATCCACCAACAGTAAAGGCGAGAGCCGTTACATTCCCATTACTTGTTCATGAGTTAGTTAAAGGGGTTTACGAGGTATTTGGAACACACGGATTACCTGATGACCCAAGACAAGCTGAAATGGTATTAAGTGCTGAAGATTCATTACCATCAGAAATTTGGGATTCTCGTTTGGGACCAATTTTCTGGGAAAAGTTTGTTGCAACATATCCAATGGAGTTATTCGAAGATGATATGAAACATATCCAACATTATTTGTTTATGCGTTTTTCAGCATTAAATGCTGAGGAGTTTATGACTTTGGCCAAAAAGATTCTTAAAGGAGAACCTGAAGGGCAGAGAATCATTCAAAGAATGGTTGATGATATTGTTAAAGAATTAAAAGAACAAGATTACAAAGATGCGATGGGTGGTGAAGATGATGAAGATTTTGATGATGTTGATTTAAGCGATTTGGGACTTTAATTT